AACGCTGCCGAGTGGGAGCCTTTATCTACAAACACGGCTGGCTCACTACGATGTTCTGCTGGATCTCAGATAATTGGCGGTCTTAGGGCTAGGCAAGAAACTTTAATCTGGACAGACGTTGCGCTGTATAGCCTACAGTTTATTGGCGCGCCACTGACGTTTGGTCTTACGCTTATCAATGAAGGCATAAGTTTAATTGGGCCTAATGCGCCAGTGAACACACCTACTGGCATCTTCTGGATGGACAAGAAGGGTTTTTACGCATACCAAGGTTCGGTACAGCCCATCCCATGCAGCGTTCACTCGTATGTATTTGATGACTTAAACGAAGATCAAGCATTCCAAGTGTTTGGGTTTCTCAATAAGCAGTTCAACGAGGTGGGTTGGTTCTATTGCTCCGGTAGTTCAGAAACAATTGATCGTTATGTCACTTACAATTATGTAGACCAGACTTGGGCGATAGGCCAGTTAGCGCGTACTGCATGGCTTGATGAGGGCATTGCAAACGTGCCTAGAGCAGCAGGCTATGACGGCACAAACAACTACATCTATTCTCATGAGACTGGTTTTGATGATGACGGCTCCCCAATGGACAACGTGTTTATTGAAAGTGCAGACTTTGATATTGGTGATGGCCAAGAGTTTCAGTTTATTAAAAGGGCCATCCCTGACGTTAAGTTTACAGGTAATGGTGGCACAGATCAGACCATTAACTTTGTTTTGAAGGCTAGAAATTATCCAGGGCAGTCTTTGACTACAGATCAAACATCTTCATTTACTGGCACAACAACCAAGATCGATACCCGTGCTAGGGGTCGGCAAGCGGTTGTGCGTTTTGAATCAGATGATGATGCATCCGCTGGCGTAAGGACGGGTGTAGGGTTTAGAATCGGTGCGACTAGATTAGATCTTCAGCCAAATGGTAGAAGGTAAGCATGAGCAAGTTGCTACAGGGCAGATTACCATTTGCGCCTATGGCTCAGAATGTAGATGGAAATACTTTTAACAAAGCTATTCGTTTGTTAGAACTTAGTTTAGATTCTTTTGACCCAGATTCTACACCTCAGTTCAATAGATCTGATAGAGACAAGTTAAAATTTAATACTGGCGATATAATATGGAACACATCCATTAATACGCTGCAGGTGTATGATGGAGATCAGTGGATAAGTTTGTCACAAGAACTGCCGTATACAACTGACCCCTTAGAAGCTACGGGTAGAATCGGAACTGTTCAGGTTATTAATAAAGGCGCAATAGTAGTGAGTGTTGGTAAATGACTAAATTATGTGCAAGAGGAAAGGCTGCAGCTAAACGAAAGTTTGATGTGTATCCATCAGCGTACGCAAATGCGTATGCCAGCAAAATCTGTGCAGGTACAATTAAAGACCCATCTGGTAAAAAGAGAAAAGACTTCAAGGGTCCAAAGCCCAAGACTAGTGGCACATTATCTGCTGCTAAAAGAGTTCGCACATCTCCTGCTTCTGCAAGAGGTAGAAGAAGAAATTTTAATGGCGGTGGATTTGTTGCCAAACGCGCTAGAGTTGCAGGTATAAAATGAGCCTTCAAGATTGGTTTGGTAAAGGCCCAAAAGGTGATTGGGTTGATATTGGAGCGCCAAAAGTAGACGGTAAGTTTCAAGCTTGCGGGCGCTCAAGTACCAAGGGATCAAAGCGCAAGTACCCTAAGTGCGTGCCTAGATCTAAAGCAAAACAGATGACCGCTTCAGAAAAAACTAGCGCAGTAAAACGCAAGCGCGCAAAAGCACAAGGTGTAAGCGGCAAGCCTACCAATGTTAAAACATTTGCCCGTGACGGTGGGTTGATTGAAAAAAGAAACCACCGTGGTTGTGGCGCAGTGATGTCTGACCGTAGAAAGCAGACAAGGTATTCCTGATGTTTAAGCGATACGCAAAAGAGTTTAAGGATGGTGGCATCGTTGGTGGCAGATCTAGAGCCGCTAAACGTAAGCGCGACAAGCCAATACCAAAGACCACTACCGGCAAGTCTGCCAACTACCTGCCTACTAAATCAGGCGCAGGCATGACAGAAGCTGGTGTAAAAGCCTATCGCAAAGCAAATCCAGGTAGTAAACTCAAGACTGCAGTAACAGAAGATAAGCCAACAGGCAAGAGAGCAAAGAGAAGAAAGTCTTTTTGTGCTAGATCTGCAGGCCAAATGAAGAAGTTTCCGAAAGCAGCGAAAGATCCTAACTCAAGATTGCGTCAGGCTAGACGCAGATGGAAGTGTTAACATGTCAAATGAATATCGAAACTTAAATGTGGGTCAACGCCAAGCCCTTGTGGGGCAAGGCGTAGAGCAAGCTTATAGGGACGCAGATTTTAGTCGGTTTGGCGGAGGAAGCCCTTTAGAGTCAGGCAAAGATTCCTCTCTTCTTGGAAGGGGTGGCGTAAATCCATTTGCAGGAATATTTAATCAACAACGCATGCCTGGAGCGCAATACGCAAACTACGAAAGGGCAGCGCCAAATGTTGGCGGCCCACTTCAAGCGCCACAAGTTCCAGCAGGCTTTGTTCCTCCAGGCACGCAGCCAGTAGTTCTTCCCAACCCAAACGCCCCCGCACCTACAACTTCAACAGAACCAACCGACCCAGCCACTCAAGCTGAAGAACTCTTAGCCGACATAAATGAATTTCGTATTATAGAAGGACTAGAACCTTTTGAAACATTTGAGGAGTTTCAAAGAGATATTGGCATATTCGAGGGCATAGGCAACATAGGAATGGCTGACGGTGGCATTGCCTCTCTTGAGCCGCAGTACTTTGAGGGCGGTGGTCTTGCTGGGTTAATGAGCGGTATTGGCGGCGGTATCACAAGCGCCTTGGGCGGTATTGGTGGTGCTATGACCGGAGTGGGAGGCGCGATTCAAAACGCTTTTAAAAACTATCAAGACAATACCGCAAAGCAAGAAAAAGACATTGATCAAATGACTCGTGAAGAGCTTCTTGAATATATCAAGAGTGGCAAGAAATCTTCTGCGGGTGGTTTTAATGTTGAAGGTATTCAAAAACTATTTGGCGGTGGTGGAGGCGAGGCTGCAGGGGGAATAGCTTCAGCACCTCCAATAATGGCGGCTGATGGCGACTTTGTTGAATACCCTCGTATGAATGGACAAATATCAGGTCCAGGCACAGAGCGATCAGACGATATAAAAGCCATGCTTAGTGATGGTGAGTTTGTTGTAAATGCCAAGGCTGTGCGAGGCATTGGTAAGATGGATGGCGCTAATGGCAGCAAACAAGAGCAAAGACAAAAGGGTGCGCGTATGATGTACGCCATGCAGAAAGCTGGTGAACAAGCGATGAGGAATTCGTAATGGCTAATAAAAAACACCCTATGAAGAAACAGGCTGATAGGTTAGCCAAGCAAGGTCGTTACGGAGATTCAATGCTGGTTCACATGAACCCAGCAGAAGTTGATGCTTTAAGAAAAACTTCACCAATAGGTGATTTAACAATCAACCCTCAAACGGGTCACCCAGAAGCTTTTGTTCAGTTTATTCCTGCAGCTTTAGCTGCGGCTGGTGCATTTGCTGGTGGAAAATCTAAAACAAAGCAAACAGACGAATCAACCCCAACAGTTTCTCCGCAAGCTTCACAATCATATTCATCTGCCCCTATGGAGAGGCTTTCTAGGCAGTTGATGGATTCGTATTTCAATCCTGAATACGGAATGATTAACCAGCAGATTCCCATCCCTGTTCAACAGATCGCTGGCCTATCACCACAAGAAATTCAAGCCCGTAACTTAGCGGGTGGTTTAGGCGGCTTTGGCGCACAACTTGCTGAAGCTCAAGACATGTACCGTCAAGGCTCTCAGGCATTTGACCCTGGCTCTGCTGGATTGTTTGCAGACCCTCAAGCCCGTGCCTTATATGAACAAAGCACTCGTGGCTATGACCCCAGCATGGGCCAACAGTTCATGGACCAAGATGCACGCCGCATGATGATGGGCGCTGCTGATGACATCCGTGGTGCAGGCCAAGGTATATCTGGAGAGGTAGGTTCTGCACAACAACAAGCCGCACAAGCCGCTGCCCGTGCTAGAGGCCAAACAGAAATGGCTGGCAGAGATCTTAGATCTGCTGGTCAGATGGGTCAGTCTGCTGCAATGCAGGGCATAGCGGGACTAGCAGGTACTGGTGATCAGTACGATCCATCGTCTGCCAGCAGCTTCATGGACCCATTCAATAGAGATGTAATTGACGCACAACAAGCAGAGATTGCGCGCCTAGGTGAGAAGCAAAAGATTGCTGCTCGTGATCAGGCTGTTAAATCAGGTGCATTTGGTGGCTCTCGCGGTGCTATTGCAGAGGCTGAGATAGGCCGCAACGTATTACAACAACAAGCTAAGACCGGCGCTGAGTTGCGCTCACAAGGCTTCCAGCAGGCCCAACAGCAGGCTCAACAATCGTTTGAGCAAGCGCAGGGACGTAGACAACAGGCAGCACAAATGACTGGCTCACTGGGTCAAGCAGGCGCTCAGACGGGTATATCTGCAGCACAACAGGCAGCTAACCTAGGCTTGTCTGCAGAGCAACTTGCTCAACGTGGCGCGCTTGAGGGTGGTCAACTTGGTCTTTCAGGGCAGCAAGGTATTGGTTCTTTAGCCGCTCAACGCGCAGGCATTGGCCAAAACTTAGGTAGTCAATTTCAGTCTGCACAGCAGCTTGGATCTAATGTATTCGGCAATCAAATGAATCGAATGCAGGGCGCAGCATCTGGCATGGGTGGCTTGACCAACCAGCAGATGAGTAATGCCATGAATGCTTACCAAATGACAGGCGCTAATCAAAGAGCAGGCGCGCAAGGTATTGCAGGTCTAGGTCAGCAAGGTCAGAACATGCTCACAAGCCAGATTGGTACGCTTGGTGGTCTTGGTCAAACAGGCAGAGGCATTCAACAGCGCGGACTTGATGCTCAGTACAAGGCTGGTACTCAAATGGCTGATGAGCCGTTCATGAGACTGCAGCGTGGCTTTAATGTTATGGGGCAGGGTGCTGCATACATGCCAACATACACTACAGGCTACGGAACTGGACAGCAGCAAGTTGCTACATCTCAAGTACCTGGCACTGCAGCTAGAGCAATGAACGCGCTTTCGTTTGGATCAAACTTCCTTCCTGCTTCTGACATTCGCTTGAAAGAAAACGTAGTCAAGGTAGATGAAGTTGAGCCAGGTGTGGGTTGGTACACATGGGATTGGAATGATACCGCTAAAGCCATGGGTATTGATGATCAGACTGAAGGTGTGATTGCACAAGAACTCAAGGAAATTAAACCATCTGCTGTGGTAATGGCAGATGATGGTTATTATCGTGTAGATTATTCGCAAGTTAAGCGTAAAAGAACAGGGGTTCAGTAATGTACGATGAGATTATGAACAGACCAATGTTTCAAACGCCACAGCAGCGTCAAGGCGCTGGCATCATGGCAGGCGTTGCGCCTATCCGTGGGTATGCAGATGGCGATTTGGTTGAAGACGATGACTCTATGATCGCATCTCTTTTGGCTCAAGCCGAAGAACTTCCAGAATCTTTGTCAAACTTAACCATGGAAGATGCTGTTGGTTATGTTAAAGAGAACCCAGAAATATTGCTTGCGGCAATTCCTGGTCTCGGTGTAGCGGGTGGGGTTGCGATTAAGTTTGGCCCAGGGGCTGCGCGAGGCGCTGTTTCTCTTGGCAGAAGATTGCTTGCTAAGAAAAAGCCAGGCAAGGATTTGGTTCCATATGCAAGCAAACTTGATAAAGCAAAAGATGTTGGCAAGCAGGCTGGTAGCGGTATATCTAAAGTAATTAGAAATCCAATTAAATCTACTATTGCTGGTACAGGAATTTATGCGTTAGCAGAACAATTTCCAGACCTAGAACTAGATAAATTAATGGATCAACCAGAGGTTAGAGCTTTATACGAAACGCTTCCAGAAGGTCTTAGGGATGTTATTTCGCCTGACGTTGGAGAGCGAGTAGAACTTACAGGCTCTGCTGCCAAGCGATTAGATGCGGCAAAAAAAGCTAAAGCTGCAGGGTTTCCTGATGAAAAACCTGTAGTCCAGCAAGGTCCACCGCCACCACCCCCAGAACCTCCTTCAATGTACGAAAGAGCAAAAGGTTTCTTGCAAGATCCTGCGAACCAATATGCTTTTGCTAAGGCTGCTGCGCCATCTGAAGGCGCTACACCCCGTAACTTCGCTAGTGATTTTGTTTTAGGCAAAGAAGAATATAAAACCATAGAAGCTGCTAGGGGTGATGAGACAGCATTGGAGCAAAACCTTGCCCTCTTAAGAAGAGAGAAGCCAGAAGCAAGTGTTGATGAGTTGCTTAACTTGCTGTTAAGTAAAGATACTGCAAGTGAACTTGCTCAACAGGTGCGAACTCAAACATTGTCATTGTTCGGAGAACTGCGCGGTGATGATATGAATACAAAAGTTAGTGATGCTGAATTGATGGCTAGAGCGCAAAACATAGTTTTTGGAACAATGACTGGAGGCGCTCCTGCAGCAGCAAGCCAAGGCGAAACAATAGATCTTGAAGTTTCTGAATAATGATCACTGTAAGGTTGCCTGATGGCAGATCTGTAAATGTAAATACAGATGATCAAGATGCGGCTAGAAGAACCGCCCAAAAATACTTAAATGAAAACCCACTGGTTGAGCGTGGCGCAGAGTTAGCTGAAGAAGATATCTCAGCAGTAGGCGATGTTGCTAGAGGCTTAGGTGCCAGTGTTGTAAGCGCGGCTGAAGGTATTGCCACGCTACCTATGGAATTAGCAGGCTCTGATGAAGAAAACATTCAGACAGTCAGAGACTTTTTCAACAAGTACAAGCCAGAGACTCAAACTGAATTAGGCAAAGCTGTAAGATTTATTGGGCAGTTTGCCATTCCAGGTGGGGCTGCTATGAAGTTGGCCAAGGGGCTAGGTACTTCAGGCAAGATAGGCGCTGCAATAGCTACAGACATAGCTGTAACCACACCTGATGTTGAGACTCTAGGCGACTTCTTCGATGCTGGCCCAACCAAAAGGATTGATACATCCGATTTAGCGGGGGCAGAACTTGCTGCAGCTAACTTATCAAACCGACTTCGTGTAGGTGCAGAGGGCGCGGCTGTGGTCCTTGGCGTTCCAGCTATTGCAAAGCTTGGCGCTAAAGCTGTTGGCGCTGGAGCAGATGCTCTAGCCGGTACAGACTTTATTAAAGCAGCAGCGCAAGCCATTAAAGACCCAAATACACCCTTTAGTAATGTTGGTGTTAGGCCAGATCTTGAAGATCCTACATTCCTGCAACGAAACTTTGAACGTTTAGGTAAGGTTGGGAGAAAGTATTTTTCTCAACAAGGAGAGTTGCCCGATAGGTTTACAGCCATGTATGACGCTATACGGGTATCACATATAGCGGCGAAGAACTCAAAGGCAAGACAAGCTGTTGAGAAGATGGAGAACGCTTTGTCTTTTGCCAACAAGAATGAAGGTATATTCAACGGGCAAAACAAATCAGAAATTCTTGATACGTTAAACAATTATCTTTTTGCAGAAACCACAGGCATGAAGGCTGGGGTATCAAGGGATACCATAAGAAACAACGCCGAAAGACAGCTTAGAGAAGTTGACGATATCATTGCCAAGAACGCGCCTAAAAGCTTGTTTGGCGGCAAGAAAAACTTAAGTCTTTTTGATGGCGCAAAAGAACTGCGTGATCATATTGATGGGTTGAGCGGTTCTGTAAGAAGCATTTTAGATGATTCACTTCTTCCTGAAGAATCAAAGCAAGCCTTGATCGATACCATTGGTAATAACGAAACATTCTACGGAATGCGTTTGTATCGAGCTTTAGATGATGTGAATTACAAACCAACAGTTGAACAAGAAGCTTTAGCTGTTGATGAACTGGTTAAGTCTAGCGCAGGACTTGATGAAGCTTCTAAGTTAAATTCTAATCAAGCAAAAGAATTGCTAAACAGTATGATGCAAAGCGATTTTAACAACGCTGCCATGAAGCCTAAAGATGTTGTTGATCCACCAACTTTGAATGGTGTATCTCAAGGCATGCTTAAAAATAGGCGGTTAGATACTTTACCTGCAGTTAGAGACTTTTTAGGTGAGTACACTGGCGCTAAAGATGTGGTCGCTAGGTTCAAGCCTGAACGCATAAGAGCACGAGATGTTGCAGAGCAAGAAGCGGGTCTTCGCACCAAGATGATTGAGACTGTTGATGTTATGTCAAAGCACATAGCTAAAGCCGACTATTACAAAAACCTTATTAATTACAACAACAAGCTTGGAGATCGTAAGTTTATCTTTGATAGCTTGCCTCCCAATGCTCGTGTCGGGGAATACTCCAAGATAGGATCAGAATCTTCTAACCCTTTAAGTGAAATATCAGAGGGTCAGATATCTAGGTTTGGTCCGCTTGCTGGCAAATATATAAAGAACGAGTACAAAGCTGCCCTTGAAGGTGGTGCTGATATTTTTGATTTAGCCAAAGGGGGCATACCGCTTTACTCGACGTTCCTAGGCTTGAAGGGTTTGTCTCAAATAGCTAAAACAGTTTACAGCCCAATCACCCAGATAAGAAACGCGACAACAGCCAGCTTCTTCGCATTGGCTAATGGTAATGTCGGCAACTCAAAAGCTTTGGCAAATTCTGTATCAACTGTATTCAGTAATTTAAACCAAAGATTGACTGGGCCAGGTAAAAGCAACGCCACTCTTGCGGAAAGACAAGATTATTACAATGACCTTATTGATTTGGGTGTTGTTAATACTAACGCCAAAATTGGCGAGTTTGAATCGCTCATGAGTGATGCGGCAGAGGGTACTGGAATTGGTTCTGGGCTTGGCAAAGCCATGTTCAAAAAAACCCAAGGGTTACAAAACAGTTTTGCTGCAAAGCTTTATCAAGCATCTGATGATGTGTGGAAAACATACAGTTATGAAATGGAACTTGGTCGGCTTGAAAATGTGTTTGGTAAAAACCCTAATGCATCAATAGCTGTATCTGACCCAAGAAACTTTACAGAGTTTGGGCCGGTCATAAGGGCTTCTGAATTAACTGAAGAGCAACTAAAGCTTGCGATGAAACGTGAAGCTGCAGAGATTGTCAAAGACACCGTGCCTAACTACTCTCGCGTTCCAGAGTACATTAAAAGGCTAAGGCAAATGCCGTTTGGTAACTTCGTTGCCTTCCCTGCTGAGATGATCAGGACCAGCGGGAACATTCTTGGTCGAAGCATTAAGGAGTTAGCAAGCGAGTCTCCAGAGATTCGTGAAATAGGTATGAGGCGCTTAATGGGCCTCACATCTGTGAACGTAGCAATACCAACTTCTTTGGTTAAAGCAGGAACAATTTTAACTGGCGCGGATCAAGAACAGATAGATGCTTACAAGCGTTCTATGGCCGCTGATTGGGATAGAAACTCTACGTTAATACCTGTGGCTACAGATAAAAATGGCAAGGTTACCGACTTCTATAACTTCTCGTACACCAACCCTTATGACTACATTGCCCGTCCAGCAGCGGCTGTGTTTAACGCTGTAAACAACGGAATTGCGAAAGAAGAAGACCTAACAACAATAGCTTTTAAAGCCAGCTTGGGAGAAGGCGGTGCTGCTAGAGAGTTTTTCTCGCCATTCATGAGCGAGGCGATTGTCACTGAGAAGGCTCTCGACCTGCTTAGAAACAACACTACCTTTAATAGGCCAATCTACAATGAAAGCGATACTTTGGGGACAAAGTTTGGCAAAGGCTTTGCTCATCTAGCAGATGGTATTATGCCTGGAGTTAGTCCAGTAGATATAACAACGGGGTCAGATTCGTTTTTGCCTTTTTCTTTAGATGTTAGAATGAGAGACTTTCCTAGAGCAGTTGCTTCTGCCGCTTTAGGGGATGAACGCCTTGGCGTAAGCAAGCAGGGCTATAGATTAGATGCAGCCCAAGAATTTACAGAGGCTTTGACGGGCGTTAAAAGCATAAAGCCAAGAGTTGATAGAGTCCTTTATTATCGCGCTCTTGAGGCTGGAAGAAATGTAAGGGATGCGGCTGGCATATTTAACCAAGTGGCGAAGCAGCGAGGAAGTGTTGATGCGGAGGCAACGACTCAAGCATTTATAACGTCAAACGAGCAGCGTTTTAAGTCCTTGCGTGATTTAAACATGGCCATTGAAGATGCCAAAACCCTTGGGCTTTCTACAAAAGACATTGTTGTTTCTTTAAAAAAAGCAAAGACACCCAATCTTGGGATGGTTATGGCGGGAAAGTTTAATGCATTCTTTCCAAGCAGCGAAACCATTGCAGAAGCTTTGAGAGGCAATGAAAACAAGCTTGCTAATCCTTTAGACTTTGAATCAATTGGCCAACAATTTGGTGAGTTTCAAGGTAAAGATTTCAGACCAGAAGCTGCAGCCGAAGCACAAGCCGCACAACAATCTGCGGCTCAACCCCCTGCACAGGCACAGCCTGCGGCTCCAATGCCCCCAGCACAAGCTAGCACGCCCCCTGGACCACCTCAAGCAGGCGCTCCTGTACCACCGGCACCGCCTCAGTCACTCTTTGACCGTGGCATAGATGCCTTGAAGCAGGTAGAGTTAAACAAACTCATGGGCATAGATTAATTTGATCCCTCAACGCGCACCGAAAAAGAGTAAGTACTTCGCCAAGAAGACTGAGTACGATGGCATCATGTTCGACTCAAAGCTTGAGGCGGCACGCTATAAAATACTTAGGCGTTACGAAGATGCCGGTGAGATCTCTGATCTAGAGGTACAGGTAGACTTTCCCTGCATAGTCACAGTAGATGGTGAAGACAAAAAGATCTGCTCATACGTTGCAGACTTCCGCTACAAGCGCGATGGTGAGGTGGTGGTAGAGGATACTAAGGGTGTGATCACCCAGGTATTCACGCTCAAGAAGAAGCTTGTTGAGGCGCTATACCCAGGGACCAAGATACTGATTGTTAAAGACCCACGCGCTTGGGACTAAAAACCAGGCGTGCTCTCATCCATGTTGTCATAGTAGCTCCCTGGAAACTCAGCCCTAATCTTCTCGCCCTCGATCATCATCTGGGTATTGAAGTTAGTCTTAGATAGCTCCCGCATCTCTGCGCTACTGTACTCATACTCAGCCCCCTCTGGGCCTTTGCCATTGAAGAACTCCAAGATGCCTGCTCGATAAGCCATGCCATCAGGCGTGCTTCTCTCAGGCATATGGTCTGCGTTGACCAGTGCGGGTATCCACATATGGTCCTTACAGCCCAGCGGCTGCTCCTCAATTGGTATGGATCTATTGCTACGGCTACAGTACCAAACCGCGCCATTGGAGTTAGTAAGTGGCTTCACATGCACACAGTTCCTGCAGTTGACTGACTCAGGTAGCCGCCGACCATAGTAGATGTCCTTGTACACACTAGGCTCATTCTTCATACGCCAATCTTTCTCTGAGCGGCGAGTGCCAATGTCTGGCCTATCGCTGCAGATGATGCGTTCAGCTTTCTCTTGAGCACGCTCCCAGATTTGTGGCTTGTAATCGATGATTTCAGAGTATATCTCGCTGTTGTTTTTGTTCATCACTACAGCCATACACTTGGTCAGACCAAGCGCGCCCATGTAAGCATGGATCTGCACACGATATGAATCGCTCCAGTCCTCGTAGCTTTGTAGCTTAACCAGTTCTTTAAACCGCTTGTCGTTGGCGCTCTTGACTTCCATGAGAAGAACAACCTCTTCATCAGGGGGTGGCAGTACGCCCTTGAGAAGGCCATCACAGGAGCCTGCGAAGTGACCGCCAAGGAACGATGCTCTGAACTGATTGCCATCTGCATCATGTGAGGCAATAGATATAATCCCAGTGTCGCGGATGTTATCTACGATCTGGTCCTCGATGCGGTTGCCCAAGTCAAACAAGCGCAGCATCCTGCCGCCGAATGTAGATGGTAAGCACCAGCGGAATCCCATCCACTGCCGGTACTCATCATCATCCCCTATGCCGCTGAACCCTAGGTGTCCACGGTTACGGCCTTCCTTTGCGGCAATGGCTTCATCAATCTTTTCAAAAATGGACGCTGATAACATTCCAGTATTTCCCCTCTTTTCTTACGGTTATTTGTTTGATGTGATTCATATTGTTCTGCACGTTTACTTGGTGTACAGCCCAGTCAATGTCTGCAGGGCATTTGTATTGCTTGGTCAACGCCCTCCACTTCTTCTCAGCCATCATCCCAGCCTTACCCTTCATGCCCAGCATGATAGGCATGTTCTGTGGCCAGTAATCGCCTGGACTTGAGAACATGACGTTCAGGTATTCATTACCACTCTTCGATACCTTCTTCTCAGCAGTCACATAGTCAATGTCTTTAATCTTCTCTAGCTTCTCAGCAGGATCTTCCAACTCATCTGATAGAACAGAACCTGCGGCTGCTTGCCTAGATGTGGCGGCATCCTTCTCCTCTTGCATCGCGCCTAGTATTAATTGCTGCTCTTTGACCATCTGCTTAACGCGGTCAGCGCCACACTCAACGCAGGTATATACATCGTTGTCGTTTACCCCTACGCACTCATCGCAGATCCAGATCTTAGGAGTCTTGCTCTCTTCCTTTTCAGGTGCTGGTGGCTTGGCAGTATCGATACACCCGTGACGCTGCATATTCTCGCCATAGTCCAGTAGCATGCAGTCTTTCTTATCTCCCCATGTACGCATACCTCGACCACAGATCTGAACGTACAAGCCAAGCGACTTGGTGGGCCTGAGCAGTGCTATGCAGTCAGTTCGCGGGGCATCCCAGCCTTCAGTTAGAACAGCTACGTTACATAGTGCGTTGATCTTGCCATCCTCAAAACGCTCAAGGATATCTTCTCGCTCTGCTTGTGGGGTTTCCCCCGTCACTACTGCCGCATTAATCCCTGCTTGCTGCAGGTACATGCACATCTTGTTCGCGTGATCTACTGTGATACAGAAAAACACACTGCTCAGTCTGCCCTTGCTGTAGGCTTTGTCGATCCAGTCATTGATGATAGCCAGCATGGTCTGATCTTCCATGGCAAGCTTTGCAATGTCGGACTCGCGGTAGTCACCACCCTTGAACTTGACTCTGGCGGTAGACGCATCGATCACGGCATCATCTGCTACCTGAAATGCAGACAATCGACACAGATAACCCTGCTTGATCATCTCAGGTATGCCTACCTTGTACGCGACACCAGAAAAGAACTGATCATCTAGGCCATAGATAAAGCCTTGGCCCATACGATACGGTGTGGCAGTTACGCCTAGAATTTTAGGCTCAGTCCATTGCTCATCATCAAAGTGTTGAAAGATCTTGCGGTAGCGTGTTTTTGGATCTGGCGCAACGTGGTGGGCTTCATCAACAATGATGTAATCGAAGTGACCACTAGAACCCAAACGCTTTGGTGTGGCTAAGGTGTCACGGCTGGCGATAACAATACGGGCATCTACTTCAAACTGGTTAAGCCCAGCAGCCACAATGCCTGACGGGGCGCATGACCAAACTTTCTTAAGCTTGTCATCTGCCTGTGACACAAGCTCCTGCCGGTGTGCCAAGATTAAAACCCTGCAATCAGGCTCTCGCTCAAACAACTGCTTGATCAGGTTAGCAAAGACTACAGTCTTGCCAGCGCCTGTAGGGAGAACGATCAGTGGGTGCGTGTCTTGGGTTTTAAACCAGTGCAGCGCAGCATCAATTGCTTCTTCTTGATAGTATCTTAACTTCATTAGTGACATACCACTGGTTCTAATTGATCTTCAATTTGCTTCAGGGTTGTTAATAAAAAAGGGCTTAAGAACTCAATGCGCTCATTAGCTATGAGGTAAGTGGCTGCATAGATCATCATGGTTTCTGCAAATACATCTGGATCTAAATCATCCGCAACACCTGCCATGTTCTTAATAAGCTCAAGAGCATACTGGTATTCTTCGTTTGCACCAGGCATTTCAATTTCAAATTCTTCATTCATTTTACAATAGCTCCATGAGTATTAACGCCTTCGGCATACTCTTCACAATTTAAACAATAAAACCCTTCGCCTAGATCGTACTCAAGGTCGGGCTTGTAACAGTCTGTGCAATACAACTGCCCCTCATTTAGGTGAGCAAGCGCCTCGCACACTGGGCAAGATTCATGGGTAGACCATCCAGTTGGTGAGTCACAGTCTTCATACTCATCAGACTCCATCTCTACATCAGGATGCTTATCACAGAACTCTGCGTCCTTTACGTTCCACGGGGCGCAAGGGTTACTTGCCTCCGACTTTCTTCTGACTTCATCTATGTCAGTCATTATCACTCCTTCTTTGCAAAGCCCTCACTTCTTCTTTGGTAGCAAGATTGACACTTCAAGCGGCCCTTGAACTGAGTAAACTCAGACGCTGGCTTAAGCTTCCCGCAATTGATGCACGGCCTAGTCTTACCAACCGTTGCATCATCTGGGAGTTGAGTTGGCTTGTTACCTTTAGCAAGCCATTCTTGGTAAGCGTCATTCATCTAGCAGTTCACACCATTTTCAGCCATGAAAATCTCCACCCCAATGTGTTCATCAGGGAAAGACTCGTAGGCTTCAGACAAAAGCTTCTGCAACTTCACCAAGATTTCTATCTTGCTCTGCGTATCCGCTTCGCCGTGGTAGTTAGTAAAAAGGGGTATCCTAGTCAGCAATTGCTTGCTGTCATCATGGTCATCCCCATGCGTGTAGATCCGCAGACCGTGGTCAGCATATCGGTGCCAAAATAAATTGGCAGGGTGCGAAACCTGAAAGGCATCAGTGCCTTTGGTTAACTGCTCAAGCTCTTCGATGCGCTTCTCTGCTGCGCGAAGTTGCTTCACAGTGTTGATGTGATGCTCTTGATCCAAGCTGCGTGACCTGATCTCTTCTTTTAACTGCTCTGTTACTTCTTTTTTTGTTGGTGCTTTCATATCTATCTCTTGTTGCTTTGGTTTTTAATTGATACCGCCTAATGGCGTTCATCTTCCATTGAAGACTCCATCAAGAGTTCTTCTACTGTAGTTGGGTTTAACCTGCCCGACAGCGTCATAGATAAAGTTGCTATCAAAGATATCAACTCATCATTTTCTAAGTTGTATAGGGCTACCATTTGCTCGGCTGTTAATTTCATTTACTTGTGACCTATCTTCTTTGAAGGACGATTGTTTATTTCTTTCCAATGACTACGCAATTGTTCGTCATAGAAAGTGTCTCTGGACCCGCTTTCGTTTGCAGGTAATGCTTTGCGAAACGATTTGGTGTTTCGCTTAAGTCGTTTCTTTTGTTTATTTGTTTGCATAATACCTCCTTAATTAGTCCCGTCTTCGGCCACACTGACGGGCAAGTGCTACTAGGAAGTAGGATTCTCCCTTGGCCTATTATTAGAAATACCAAGCGTTTCTATTAAAAAACGCCACGATGCCTTCTTTTGTCGCAGGAAACTCACAAGTATGCTTTTCAATGTCACACCATGATTGATCCTTCACCTTAGCGATGTATTCTTTTCGCTCCTTGGCCGTAGCAAAGACCTTTACTTCGTTGTCGCCGCCTTCGTTGTCCATTGCCCGTGCTAAAAATAGCTTCATAAATTTCTCCTATAAAGGTACGTCTTGCGCCCAAACTAGCCCCGCCTGCGGCCACACGGACGGGAACGTGCAAAAGAGGGGTGTTAACCCTTGGCCTTACTGCTTAGTTAAGACCAGCTTGCAGTCTCTAGGCCAGCGGCTGGTGTAGCCTGTGCCTGTTGTGGCTGCTCAGTCTGAGAGTGTGGTTGTGCAGGGCCAGCGCCAGACTTGTACCCAGCAATCTTGTTGCTTGGTCCATACTGGCCAGAGCCAGGCTCAACCTTAATGCTTGCAGTGAACTGCTTACCCATCGCAGCGCGCAGCATGTCAGTGTTCAAAGTCTGTGATACATCCTGCCCAGTGGCTCCAATGAATCCCTTCAGGCGAGACACGCCCACTTGGTTGTTGAGCACGAAGTAATCCCAGATCTTACGACCTGCATAGCTTGGCCCAACTACATTGAACTCAATCTTGATCATGTCGTTGCCAGCCTTGGACTGCTGCTCTTCGTACATAGCCGCCGACAAAGTGTAATCACCTGCTGGGAACGGCTCAGAACCACCGCCACCTGTACTTGCTTCGATGTTACTTACATCGATCCCTTGATCTAATAGACCCATAATGCTGCTCCTTAAGCTGCTTCTTCGTTTTTATTTGCAGACAATGCTGCGGTGTAGGAATCCATAAAGGATTGCCATGAGAACTCAATCTTCTGTGGAAGATCTATGCGAGACTTCGCGTCATATGCTGCTGCGAACTTTGTAAACAAACTGCGGTTACCGTAGCTCACGCCACGCGCCTTCTGATTATCCTTAATTAAGGTGGTTTCATAGTTAGCGAACAAATTGAAATCAACCCAGTCCTTTATCAGGGCGTTGACCTTTTTGTTGCAGCGCATCTCCCAGCGATCATAAGGTTCCAACTCTGGATCTTTGTACGCCTTAGATGCAACGTGGCTTAACAGAATGATGTTCATGTTCTTCGATGAGTGAGCTACGTTCAGCCCATTCAAAAGATGAACCCATGCATTCTCTTCAGCTACATAGAACGCGCCGTACCCCGCCTTGGGATCTGCCGCACTTGACCAGCCATTCTTAGTACACACATATGCTTCGCCCAACTTGGCGGCAGCATCAGTCGTATCCAAAACAACAGTTTTGTACGGATGGTCTTCAGTCACAAGCGTCTTCACCTGCTCAAGAAGATCTTCCCAAGTGTTAGCTTGGGGGAACCTTGGCGCATCAATGAAAGACAGACCGTCCTCCGCTTGAATGAAGATCGATTGGTCTGCGTTAGCACCAAACGTACTCTTGCCTATACCATCTGTGCCTTGGATGTTAATCCGCACTGGGGGTATTGGCCCACCGCTTTCGCGGGTAGTTGTTACCTGCTGAAGTAAAGACATATTAGTCCTCCTTTTTATTACAGCGTTTTCAATTCATTCAAATCTAAGCTGGCAACATTACAATCATGTCGCACACACCAAATTTGAATACCATTTTTAGTCGGACCTATATTTAGTCTTGCGTACTCTGCTGGTGACTGATCCGGTAAATGCTCTACTTCCTCAGAACATTTACTGCAGTGCCAGTAGAACTCAATCTCATTGAGAGCTTTAGAAAACAGGTAGGTGACATTACTCATCATCTTGCTCCTGTAGCTTCTCGACATTGATTGATTTTACTCTAGGGTCGGCTAACTTAATTGAATGTGCGTCATGCCATTTCTTAGCTTCGGCTGGATGAGCCAATGCATAATCTTTGAATGCACGCATATCAACTTTGTATGTAGTTTGCTGAGTTAAAAAGGAGGGCCAGTTTTGCTTTGGGATTGCTTCAGATACTTCATCGAGGATGACTTGATCCCAGATGTGATCTCTCTTCATCTCTACAGTAATACCATTTACTGTTCTTTCCCCACCCTCATTATGGATCGGAGCAAGCATTGCACTTACTTCTTTCGTATCCAATAGTTCACGATTCAACTTCTTAATCGTTCTATCTATCTCTGCCTTTTTGCTTTTTGCACCCACTAATTGCAGCGCCAAACACTTTATGCTTGTCATGCTTCTTTCCTTTCTTCTGTCTAACTCATCTCTCTACGAAACTGATAGTGCACCAAAGTCCACCAAGGTGCAATACCTTTTTATAAAATAATTTTACAAACGGATATTACATGAGTAGTATGAGGCAACTTAGCTAACAAAAAGAAGTGTCATGGAATTTATGATTGAGCAAAACGTGCCGAAGCCAAGTCATCCTACGAAGGGTCAAGGCAAATGGCAAAAGCTTTTGAAGAAGATGGCTATAGGTGACAGCGTGTTCTTGAACAGTGAAGAAGAAGTCAGGTGTATTAGGGCGGCAGCATACAAGTTAGGCATGACTATTGAATCATCTCGTGGTGATGACCAGAGGTATTGGGTCGGACGGAAATCTTGATGATGCCTTTTCTAGCTAGTAGCTATGACGGGCCTATGTCGCCCGAAGCAAAGGAAGAACTGCTCTTTGATATGTGGGAGCAGGGTATGCACATCATCCCTTGTGGTTCACCAACTGAAGTGGTGCCGCAATACTTCCGCACCAGACATCCATTTGATTCAGAGGATGAGCTTAAATCTAAGTGGGCCAAGACACCACGGGTGAAGTGGCAGCACTACCAAAAGATCCAGCCATCTCAAGATGAGATCAAGCAGTGGCACAGTCAATACCCACTGGCAAACTGGGCGGCGATCACCGGCATTACCTTCGCGGTAGTGGACGCAGACAGTGATGATGCAATCAATTGGATCAATGCTGGTGCAATAACAAGAACACCATTGAAGCAGACAACCCCAAGGGGTGGTGCTCACTACTTCTATTCACTTGGCCCTACTGTTATTCGCAACAGTGCAGGCAAGAACAAGCTCGATGTTCGTGGTGATGGCGGGTATGTAATGGTCGCACCTTCGCATGGATATACCATGACATGTGATGACACCTACGGGGTGGTTGGGTCAATGGATGATCTCCCCGCTCTGGTGGATAACGATCTGCAAATGATGCATGTGTTCAACACGGGCAACAAAGTTGAATCGATCCGCGACAAACTGACTGAAGCTCCACAGGAGCAGGGTACTCGCAACGATACCTTGGCAAGACTTATCGGCAAGTGGGTGAAAGAAGGCTGGGGCATGCGCGAGGTATTGATCAAGGCGCAGGACTGGAACCAAACATGCTTCCCGCCTATGGACCTGATCGAGGTCACCCGTACAGCCATCAGCATAATCAACGGGCATATCAAACGACACCCAGATGATGTCAATGCAGGAGTCATGGGGTGGGAGACATCCAAGTGGCAGACTGATATCAATGAAGACCTCAAGGTCATTCAGTCACAAGAAGATCCGATAGAAGAAAAGAAACGTGAGGGTGAAGAGGATAAGTCATCAGGCCCACTAGGGTTAAAGCCGTTCAGCGATACTGAATGGGTGGACATGAACGATGATGGCATCGAGCAGTTTTGGGGTGATGCATTCATATTCCAGAAGAGTCGGGTGTTACTGCTTGGTAAACCAAAGATAGGTAAGTCCAATTGGCTGGGTGCATTTGCAGCAGGAGCTACCACCGGCACAGACTTCATGGATGTAGAGTTCAGTAGGCCATTGAAGGTGATGTGGTTCCAAGCAGAGATCATTGCAGAGTTTCTCAAGCGCAGAATAGATACCTACTACAAGCGGTTTGAGTTTGATGATGACCTGCGAAGGATGGGTCACAACAACCTGATCATCAGTGGGCGGCTTAGAAAGAACCTGATGCGCGACCAAGACATAGAGCAGTTCAGTCAAGAGATTGAGTTTCACAAGCCAGACATCGTGATGATTGACCCCATCATTAACTTCTTTGACGGGGAAGAGAACAGCAACACAGAGATACGCAAGCTGCTGGATCGCGTAGACATGCTGATGGATATGCACAACGTGACAGTGATCATAGCCCACCATACAGGTAAGGAACGGGCAGATGATAAGACGTTTATGTCAGCGCGTGGTGGGTCTGTGTTCGCCGGTTGGTTTGATAGTGGCATCAAGCTGGGTGGTGAGAAATCAAACGTGTCGGTCTTCTATGAAGCGCGTAATGCTATGGAACCCAAGGAACACTTAGCAAGCTTCGACTTTGATGATGGCATGTGGAAGGTGTCAGACTTAATGCAGCGCAACATCAAGCCCCAACTAACAGAGGATGATGAGGTAGCCATTGCCAATGTGGTGGTGGATGCAATGAGTAGCACCACATTTTATAAGAGAAAAGAATTAGAACTACTGGCTAAAGAGGCTTTGAGTAAGGCCAAGATGTCCAGTGGGGATAAGGCTGGTCAGAAGGCGGTGTCTTATGTTCAGAAATATAAAGGTAGCGTAGTCAAGACGCATGCCGTTCCAGGCAAAGCGGTCTGGCATTACCTTGAAGCAAATGAAATGACAAGACCATGGGAGTCTGAAGAATGAATACAGCGGCTTTGGAAAATATAGAAAGACATATCCTTAGTATTAAAGTGAGAACAGAGAGCGCATCTGAACATCTTGCTGCAGGGATGTACGATAGAATTGAAGGTGGTATAGATAAATCTGGGGAGAGAACAGCTATCGGAGCCAACTCAAAAGTAATCTCATATTTTCTTGAAGGTTATGGTTCGCAAAGTAGTGTGCCAGAACTAGCAGATAGAATTCTTAGACTTGTGCGGGAGGAGTTAAACAAAAGAGAGGATCGAAGCGCATGAAAGGAAACACTCAAATAAAATCAACAGGCCAAGTCGGGTGGGTTGTTCTGTTTATTGGCACGCCGTTTATGGATGGTCGGTACAGAAATAAAGAGCACGCCGTACAGGTGAAAGATAGAATGAAAGATCGATACCCAAACTTACGCTTTGAGGTTGCTCAAGTGGGAGGAAAGTTCCTAGTGAGTGATGACATCTTCTGGGCGAATCATTATGAAGAACTTGATCTATTAAGCAGCGGCAGGACTTATTCAGCATGAGCAAGTGTGCGGAGTATAAAAAACCCCGCAAGAGGTGCGTGTCAAAGTGGGTGAGGAAGGCACACACATTACGGGGAACCCAAAGCAACAAGGGTCAAAACGGACTCTAACAGATGATAAATAAATACGCGAGTGGAGCAGTACGATATGGCAAAGGTAACCTTGGAAGCAGAGGTGGAAGAGAATCTTGTTGAGGAGTTCATTGGCACTATGAAAGAGTTGAGTGCATTGAGCAGGGCAAACGAGGATCTCAGTGAGTCAATGGAGTTCTTAGCCAAGAACATAGGCAAGAACACTGCGGACATACGCAAGCTCACAAAGTCTGTAGAGGGATTGATGTTAGTAATACAATCAACAGGTAAGTAACAAAACAACAAGTAAGTAAAGCAACGGAGAAGTATAAGGTGAGTAATGGTTTAGCAAGTAACATGTTCATGTCAGCAATACGGGCGCAGGAAGTGGCGCACGAGAACTACATATCATATAAGCTGAAGACGGTGGTGACGGATGAGTTCACCGAAGCTCAGAAGCGAGAGATCTTGAGCATGCAGTACAGTGGTGTGGTCTGCTCAAAGATCGCACAGCGCATGGGAACAACGCCATTAGTGGTGACTAGGTTGATCAACAGAACGTCTTGGCCTGGCCCTAGGCAGTCGGGTTAAGTCGGGTTAGGAGGTCGTATGAAGGTAGTAGTGAACAACGAATGGCACATTGAATGCATCTCGTGTGAGGCCCAATACTATGTGGCTGAGTACCCTGGAATAGACTACAGCGGGTGCCGTCACTGTGGCAAAAACGTACTGTATGTGACCGATCATAGGGTGAAGGTTGAGCCTGTGAAGGGGTCGGATGGTAGAGATGGGCATAACGAAACTGTTGGGCGTGGTGACACACTTAGACCCTAAAGTTAATGTAGTTTCGAGGTTTGCGCGGGGGGCTGAATACCCTAAAAGCGTAGGGTCACGGGGGGTTTTTGAAATTGACCCTACACCCCCTCAAAATGACGTAAGTCATTGATTTATATAGTAGGGTCACGGTGGGTCATAGGGTCAGCGTGACCCTGCCTGACCCTTGACCCTACCCCTACCTAAGTCCTTGATTTATAAGGGTGGGTCATAGGGTCATAGGGTCACTTCTAAAGAAGGGGAGAGAGATATAAATATCTCCCCTACGGGACACCCCCTTACTCCCTTCTTTGAAGAGGGGGTAAGAAAGGAAAAAAAATTTTGGAGTTTTAATTATGAGTAGTGATTTGTTGGGCGCAGAACAGGTGAGTGAGGATGAGTATGATGCTGACACTGACATACTCAATAGTCCAAAGCGGCATGCGATTGCAAAGTTTAAGGAACGTCCGTTTACAAAAAAACAACAGGCGTTTATCCAGGCATTTGTTTATCAAGATCTGACCAACACAGAGTGTGCGTTTCGTGCAGGCTACTCAGTGCCAACTCAGTCGGCATCTATGCTGCTTAATGATCCCAGATACACGCATGTGCAGAATAAGATTAGGGAGCTACAAGAATCTAACCAGAAGAAGTATGAGATTACTTTTGAGAAGGTTGCGCGTGATCTTCAGATGATCAGGGATGCAGCAGTCGAGGATGGTTCGTATGGGGCGGCAGTAACTGCTGAGTTAGGCAGAGCAAAACTTGCAGGGCTGATGGTCGATAAGAAAGAGATCAAGCATGGGCGTATCGATCAGATGGATAGGTCAGAGGTTGAGTCAAGACTCAAGGCGTTGATCGATAAGAATCAACTTGCGCCTGTGCTCATGGAGAAGGTGGTGAGCGAGGAGGAAGTGCCAGAGGAGGTTGAGGAGGTGGTTGAAGAAGATTTCTCTGATATCACAGATGAGGAGGCTGAGATCATGGAGCAACAGGCTGATGCCATGGCAGAGGTTGAAGCGATTGATGGCTTTGAAGAATGGGATGATGAAGATGGTGATGATGGGGAGGATGAGATCCTCGACTCCGAAGAGCGCGAGGATGGTGAGGAGGACTAGACAAGGTGCCTAGGTGGTCTGAACATCTTGCCCTTACGCATCAGTTCAGTAAGTCGCTTAGGCTTGGGTATCTTCACAGCCTGTTGTGATCTGAATGCCTTGAGCCTATGGCTTGCACTACAGAATCTAGACAGTGGGTGGTGAGCCTTGAATGGTTCACCGCACCACTCACACTTGAAGTCACGCAGAACACGGTGCTTGTGTATCTCAGCAGAGTTCTCACGCAGCCCACCCCATTCAGCCTCATCTCGAGAGGGTGAGGTAGGTGAGGTGAGTGAGGTGGGTGATGTAGGTTTATCAGTATAGTTCGACTGCATTGGGTAGCTCATTAACCTTTTTTTGAAGTGATGTCCATGCGGACTTGAGTGCGCCCTCTTCTTCTTTTGTGTAGGCTTGCGACCAGAAGCATGTGCCTATCAAGCCATGGATGCGCGGGTCATCGGTTGATGAACTCATCATGCGTAACAGTAACTCACGCTCAATGATGGTCAGGTTGATCAGAAAAATGGGATCGGTAGTGTTCGTATCACTCATGGTTCATTTCCTTGTCTGCGGCAAGCACAAGCTCACCTATTATTTGAATTAGTTGAGGTACAACAGCGTTGCCTAGGGATTTAATTCTGTCCACCCTATTGGGAACCCCATCAGCCACTCGACCCACTGCGGGTTCAGTTGGCCAGTCACCGCCTGTCTCCCACCCAAGTCGTTGATCACCTTCGTGGTCAAGCTTTCTTGTGTGCCTTTCTTTCCCCGACTCCTGTCTTGATAGCCCAGCCTCGCCTCGTGAGCTAGTGGCGTAGGCCACAATGAATACCCTGTCTCTGCGGTGCTTCGCGTCAACGGCACAAGCTGGTAGTACAAACGTCCTGACGGTGTAGCCTTCGTTTTCCAAGTCAAGCGACACATCGTCGAGTGCCATGCGGACGAAGCCAGAAACATTTTCTCCAATGACCCATCTTGGCTTGGACTCACTGATGACTCGTAACATTTCAGGCCAGAGGTGACGGTCATCGTCTTTGCCTCGCTGCTGTCCTGCAACTGAAAATGGTTGGCAAGGGAATCCCCCGCAAACAACGTCAATTGACCCTGCGTATTTTGTTCCATCTAATTTCCTCACATCGCTATGCACAGGCACATCAGGCCAATGCTTGTTTAGTATCTTGGTACAGAATTCATCACGCTCACAGAAGGCAGTGGTAGTCATACCACACGCCTCCAACCCAAGCGAGAACCCGCCTATGCCTGAGAAGAGATCAAGGACTCTCATTGCAGGTGCGCACACCGTATTGGTGCGCCATCATCATCGACCTCATCAGTGTCATAGAAGTCTTCACCTTCTTTTGATCGGTAAGGCTTGATATCGCCCTGCTGCACAATATCTTCTGCAGCCTCCCAATCTTCAGCCTCGACAAGGAAGCTTTCAGTTATGGTTCTGGTCACTCTTACTTCAAACTTAGAGGTAGCCCTATCAGATGCTGGCTTTTTTGAAGGAATGTCATCTTGGAATATAACGAAATCAGGACACATGGTTAGCCCTCCTCTTGGTTTAGTAGTGTGGATAAAGGTTTGATTGTCTCTTGTGATTCACGCCATTCGATTACATCAGCGAGTAAGTCATCAAGGCTTTGGGTGAATGGGTAGTCTTTGGCTACGCGGTTGTTGAATTCCTCTTCATCAACTTCGCACATCTCAGCGAGATTCATCAGTGCGTGCTCAAGCATCATGATGTTCTGAACCACGGCATCTTCTTCGACTACCAGTGTTGACATGCTCTTAGGTAATCGAGTTACCCAGCCATCGCCAGCCAATGCTTGGGCGTTAGCTTCCCGATGGTTAGAGGCAAGTACGCGCACCTCATGGCGTACAAGTTCGTGGGTGGTGACAACAAAGTGCTCTAGGTTTGGGTGTAGGTCAGTCATTCTGCATTCCTCCAATGCTTAAGGGCTTTTGATTCGGACAGTTCGTTGAGCCAAACGTATGGCTTTTTTTCATGGTATTTTTTGAGCGGATCAATGTTTGATTCCACAGGAGTGGTTTTCCAGAAATCTATTTCACGGGTGCGTGTGTTGTACGCGCAAACATATTTCTTCAAGTGCTTACGCATCTCTTTCAAGAGTTCAATCTCATTGATCAGGTCAGCGATCAACCAATCGATTAACTCATCATGATCAGCGAAGCGGTCAATAGCCCAATCGTAATCCTCACCCTTAGCCTCAATGTAACGCACAGCTTCTTTGCGTGCTTCAGACATAGCGTTCTTGAAGTCGGAGAGTTGAGCGTTACGCTTTTCTCCAGCTTTTTGCGTCTTGCCATAGGGGTAGTAGTTGTTCGGCCCACCACGGCCTTCGTTCTCTGCGGAGAAGGCACGCTTGCCATCGATGTAGACGGTTGCAGTAAAGCAATGTGTTTCTTGGCTAAAGTGCGTGTTGAGCTTTAGGTTCTTAATCTCAATGCTGTTAGCTCTGCCGTACTCCTCAAGAGTCGGGTCGCTCGATGGCTGGAATGGGTTGGGGTTTCTCTGCGTCATTTCTGACTCCTTTTGTTTAATGTTTGAGAACCGTATCATGCATTAGTGTTGCGAGACAAGCGGATTATAAAAATAAATTATTAAAGTGTGTGTATTTGTGGGTATTTCGGGGGGAGAGTCGCACCCACCCCTCCCACAAGGGGTGTAGCGTTTGATTTGGGGGCGATTCCTTGCGGCCTTGAGTGATCGGGTGGGGTAGGGCTTGCGCCCTTGAGAGCGCCCCTGCTTGCGGCCTAGGGGCATGTATATATATACATGTTTTTGGGGGAGTGCTTGCGCCCTTTCTTGCGGCCTAGCTTGCGGCCTTCATGATTATATATATTTTGCGCGTGCTTGCGGTTCGCGGCCTTCCCTTTTTCCAGGGATCGCAAACTCCTGCCTAAGCGTAAGCCTAGGCGCTGAGTTGGTTGGTGGTCGCGCAAACTACGCGACCTCAAATAGTGGGATAATATTGGTATCGACTACAAAGCCATTGGTGTTTTGCTTTGCTGGGCCTTTGGCTGTTAGCCCGATGATCACTTCACCAGAGTAGACATTGTCTAGGTCGGATTTGTCGCCGTCGATTACTTGGCGGCCTAGGAATATGTCTGGCATTGGGCCGCGAAATACTACGGCAATCGGTACGCCATAGCACAAAGCTTCTAATACTTGCTTGCGATATTGTGCGCGCCCACTATACGAGAACATTAGCTTATAATTTTCTGGCGTTTTGCCTAAGCGTTTTGCGCGCTTGGTGTAGTCATAGAAGAATAGTTCGGGAAATTGTTGCGGTATCCTGTAACCTTCCCAATCTATATCAGACAAAACATTGAGGCGAACTACGCCTTTCACGCCTTGCTTGTCGCATAACTTGGAAAAGTTTGTCAGCTCTCTTGTGAGTTGGGTTAAGAATCCTACCTTGTCATCGTGCCAGTAATCGGTGCGCGCTTGGCGTGCTATGTTCACGCTCTTATAAACTGATGCTAGTCCAGCTTCCTTAAGGCAGTCTTCCATACACCCCGCCGCTTTGCTGCCAGCGCAAATTAAAAAGTCTGGCATCATAGACAATGAAGCCATTCTAACCTTGCCGCCAAATGGCAAACCTTTTTTGCCAGTCTTGGCAACTTTTGTGTTCCCGCTTTTCTTTGCGGTATCTAATAGTTTTTTAACCATGATTATATATTCCTTTGTTTAAGTTGCATTAGTGTATCAAAAAATCCAGGAATAAAACACTTTTTTTTGTGGCGTGTAATCGGTGATTTAAAACACTTGCGGCCTTGCGGCCTTCGTGCTTTCAAAAAAAATGGCCGCTTGCGGCCTCGATTCTTTTTTATATATTAGTGCAAGTCGCTTGCGACCTTGCGGCCTTGCGGCCTTCATATATTTATATATATATTTATTGCCAGGCAAAAAAATGGAGGGCTACTGCCCTCCCCATTCTGATTAACTGTGAGTGTACCCGTCTGGCTCAATGCCTAGCATCATATTGGGTACTGCGACCATGATGCAGTCGGAAAATGCTGGGTGAACATCGCGTGTAACCCAATCGATAAAGCCTAGGTTCTTAAAATCCCCATGGTCGCTGTCGCGTACATGGCGCTCGAACACTCTGACTAATGCATCTTTTTGCAGTTTGGTCGCTTCGTTATTGATCATATCCATTGTTATTTCCTCTTGGTTTAGTGTGGGGGATTTCTCCCCCATGTTGGTTATTGATTAAGACCTAGTGATTGATGGCGCAAGAACATCGCGGCTTCATCATCATGGGCACCATATAGCGCCTCCCATTCTGGCGTGGCCTCTACCAGATACCCATGCTGCAAAACATCGCGAGCATATGTATCTCCCATTTCAAAACTGCCGCCATGCATCAATGGTGAAGTAGCAGCGACAAACCAGCGAGAATAATCGTGCTCGTTTTCTTTATGCTTGTACGTTTTTAGTACGCGCCATTCCCAGCCATTGGTGCTTTTATATATTGCATATGGCTTATCTTGCGTTGTAGTTTTTCCGAATGTTGTTCTAGGCATGTTAATGCTCCTATTGTTTAAGTAATGATATCAATCGATATCGCAATACCCGCCGCCAATGTGACGGGTATTACGCTATGGATTATTAGCACGCAGTCATTTGAATCAGCGTTGTGCCTTCACCTTTAGCGTATGCGGTAACAATCTCGACTGCTTCTTCCCATGAATTCGCACCATCCGCAAAAAATCCATCTAAGTACTCGTTGTCGAATATGCATTCCGCATTGGTATCTTCGTGCCATTCGCCATAACACTCTACTTCCTGATCGTTTTTTATAATTATTTGCTTATCCATTGTTCTATTTCCTTTTGGTTTAGTTCGGGCCTTTCGGCCCGTTTGGTTTAGATTGCCGTGATTTTTACAGTCGTTCGGGTATGAGCCTTAACGTCTGACATGGCGACTGACCATGCTACTGTTTCATTGTCGATCTTAAACTTGCCAGAATCGCGTCCCGTGTTTGCGCTTACTTTCTTGGCGCGCTCTTTTGCTGGCGTTAACTTTTGCGCTATCGCCTTCTCAATTGTCGCCAATTGCTTTGCGCGTTTCGTTTGAGATATCTCAAACTTCAAAAGCTTTTGCTGTGCGAATAACTCTTTTAATTCCATTGTTCGATCCCTTTGGTTTAGTGTGGGGCCTTTCGGCCCCGTTTGATTATAGTTCGGTGTTGAGATCTTCAGTCTCAGCCATTTGAATTAGAACCTCGCGCAATGTTTTGTCTCCGACCATGGAGTTAAATGCAGCGCGTCCATTCAAATCCAATTGGCAATATGCAGAGTGCAATGCCACCATTGCTACTTTTAGGCTGGCTGTTCTGCTATCGGCAATGCCGTATTGAATCAGTAGTTCGCGGTATCTTATTCTATCCATCTTACTATTCCTTTTGTTTAGTGTTTTGCTATGCCGTTTCGCCATAACATGGATGTTATGTTAGCAGGTTGACCGATCATTGCAATAACGTTTCACGAATAATTGTAATCTTTTTTATCTTTTTTTCTTTTTTTGCCGCAATCGTCTGCCTGATTAACCTCTGGCGACCACTGCATTGCAGCCTCGATAGGGTAGGGTAGTCGCCCGCACAGCTTCGCAGGCGCGACAGCCTGCGCTGCGGACTAGGTACCCTAGGACGCAGACCCAAAAAAAGAGTCCGCGATTTATCGCACCCTCACCCCCCTAATGTAGGCAACTGTATAGTCTTAGTGTATATATAACGTTCGCCACCCATAATTATATGAAAATTACAAATGACTAACTTGAGCCACTTGTCTGAGGGCGAGATGAAGGAGATCCTAATGTTGCAAGAGCGTTTATCGCTTTTGGAAACGCAGGACAAGTCCAAGGACTCTTTTATGGAGTACATCCGGTACATTTGGCCTGGGTTCATTGAGGGTGATCACCACCGTATTATTGCTGATGCGTTGACCCGTGTTGCTAAGGGTGAGTTAAAGCGGTTGATTGTGAACATGCCGCCCCGTCATACGAAGTCTGAGTTCGCTTCTATTTACTTTCCTTCATGGGTCATGGGTTTGAAGCCTGACATGAAGATCATGCAGACCACCCACACGGCTGACTTGTCTATTAACTTTGGCCGCAAGGTCAGAAATTTAATGGATTCTGACGAGTATGCAAAATTATTCTCGAATGTGTCTTTGGCCAGTGACTCAAAATCTGCGGGAAAGTGGCAAACGAATAAGGGGGGGGAATATTTCGCTGCTGGTGTAGGAGGCGCGATTGCGGGTCGCGGTGCTGACTTGTTGATCATTGACGATCCGCACTCTGAGCAGGACGCAATGTCTATTAATCTGCTTGATTCTTGTTATGAGTGGTATACGTCTGGTCCCCGCCAGCGTTTACAGCCTAATGGTGCGATTGTAATTGTGATGACTAGGTGGAGCACGGCAGACTTGACGGGTCGGTTGTTGAGTCGGCAGGTTGAGAGTCGCTCTGACCAGTGGGAGGTCATTGAGTTACCGGCTATTTTTGAGGATTCTGGCAACGTACTGTGGCCTGAGTTCTGGAAGGAGGAGGAGCTTCTTTCTGTTAAGGCATCTATTCCTGTAGCTAAGTGGAACGCTCAGTACCAGCAGAACCCTACGTCTGAGGAGGGTGCGATCATTAAGCGCGACTGGTGGCAGTTGTGGGATAAGGATGACCCGCCGCCTTGTTCGTACATTATTCAGTCTTATGATACTGCCTTCAGTAAGAAAGAAACCGCCGACTATTCGGCCATTACTACTTGGGGTGTATTTAAGCCGAAGGAGGGCATGGGTGATGCTTTGATCCTGTTGGACGCGATTAAGGGTAGGTGGGACTTCCCTGAGTTAAAGGCGGTTGCACAGGAGCAGTATGCTGAGTATGAGCCTGATATGGTTTTGATTGAGGCGCAGGCGAGTGGTACGCCGCTTACGCATGAGCTTCGTGCTATGGGAATCCCTGTGGTGAACTATCGGCCATCTAGGGGTAACGACAAGATGACGCGGGTTCACTCTGTGAGTCCTGTGTTTGAGGCGGGGATGGTGTATGCGCCTGATCAGGGATTTGCTGATGAGGTGATTGAGGAGTGCGCTGCATTTCCGTTTGCACAGAACGATGACTATGTGGATACTACGACACAGGCCATATTAAGATTTAGGCAGGGTAACTTTATTAATCTTTATTCTGACGAGGAAGAAGAGGAAGTTTACCGACAACAGATATCATATTATTAATCAGCGCCGTTCACTGATCAGTCTGGCGTAAAGGAGATCTCCCCCATGGCAACTCAAACCGAACGTGACAATGCTAGAGCCAGAGCTAAAGCTAAAGAGGCTAATAAGCGAAACGAAGAATTTGACAGAAGAGCGCGCAGGCGCGGCGTTCAAGAGAGAACAATAAGGTCGCTTCAGGATAAGGGCAAGCTTGCCACGTTGTTTGACAGAGCCTCCACCAGCCCTTCTGAGCGAGAGGCTAGAGAGGATAAGCGGGTTTCTGATCTTAAGACGGGTCGTACTCGCGCTGGCGAAAGGATCTTAGCTGAACGTGGTAAGAAGCGTGATGCTGAGACTAAGGCGCGTGTGGCTAGGGCGGCTCAAGCTGATATTGATAGAAGATCTGCTGCATCTGGGGCAAGGCTTGAGGCCAAGATGAAAAAAGACGCAGAGAATGCGCGTAAATTAAAGGAAGCAAAGAAGACCCAGAAGGTTGTTGCTGACTTTACTGGTGAGTCTGGTAAGCGTGCAAGACTTTCTGATGCGAAAAGAAGGGCTGATGCCAACAAGACAATTACCATGTCTCCAGAGGATTTCGCTAAGGTTCCTTCTGTTCCTCCCGCGAAGAAAAAGCCGGTCACCAAGAGAATGACTGAGGCTGAAGTTAGGGCTATGAAGAGCAGTCCTTTAAACACTAAGAAGAAGGCCAAGTCTCAAGGCGGCACTGCTCCAGGGATCATGACAAAAAACGCTGGTGTAAAGCCTAAAGCTGCAGCCAAGCCTGCTGCTAAAGCCGATTCTAAAAGCACCACCAAGACTTGGAGGGACGTTAAGTCTGTAGCTGCTGCTAAAGCTGCTGGTCTTAAGAATTACACTGGCAGAGATGGCAAGAAGAAAGCTGCTATTGATGCATCTGAGATTAAGAAGGGCGAGTCTATGACTCAGGCTTTTAATCGCATTCAGGGCAAAACTGCTCGTAAGCCTTCATCCAAAACCACCAAGTCCACTACCAACACCACCACCACCACCAAGACACCCAAGAAGGTCGGCGGCATTCGCAGGTTCTTGCTAGGTGATGATGGTAAGTTTGGCGGCGCTCGTGGCGCGATTGATTTCTTGCCTGGTAAGTCTCGCAAGAAGAAAGAAGACAAGCCTGTCAAGAAGAACATGGGCGGTATGATGAAATCCAAGATGTCATCCAAGGGTGGCGCACGCGGTGGACGTAATCCTATGGGCATGAAGAATGGTGGTTTCCCTGACCTAAACAAGGATGGCAAGGTCACACAGGCTGATATTCTGCAGGGTCGAGGAGTCGTCAAGAAGAAAGCTGGCGGTATGGCCAAGAAGGGTTACGCTAAGGGCGGCATGACCAAAAAGGGATATGCAAATGGTGGTGCTGTACGATCCAAGATGGCATCCAAGGGTGGTGCATCACGCAAACCCACTAAGCCTCGTGGTGTAGGTGTAGCGAAGCGTGGCTACGGCAAGGCGATGCGATAATGCCTGCTCCTCTTGCGCTTTTCCCTATAATCACGTTTATCGCCAAGAAAGGTGTTGAGGCTGCGGTCAAGAAGTACGGCAAGACTGCGGTTAAGAAGGCGCAAGATGCGTCTAAGAACCAGCCTACGCCCAAGTACATGAAGGATCAGAAGGGTCCGTCTATTGCTGAAAAAGAGAAGGCTGCTACTGTTGCACGCAAAACTCGCAACCGTGTTGGCGCTGGCACAGTGGCTGTTGGTGCTGGTCTTTACGGTATTGACAAACTTGCACGGGCTGCTGGTAACTATGAGCGTGAAAGGCAGAAGACTAATAAGGCTAATAGTGAAAAACCTGTCAATAAATCTAATGGCGGTATGCTAAACTCCCCCGCCGCTGTTAAACGCCGCTCTGGTGCTGCAGTAAAGGGTTTTAATAAAGGTGGTATGGCCACAAAATGGGAATCTAAGTGGGGATAGAAGACTTACTAGACGATATCTCTGCCGAAGAAGCCCGTGCCGCATCTGAGGCTATGGCTGATATTGAGTTTGATAATGAAATTCAAACTCGCCTGCCTGAAGATCTTCGTTATGGCGGTCTTTACGGTCTAATTCCTTATCTTGGCATGCAAGGCCAAGGTGATCAGGAAGGGTCACAAGGTCGCCGTGCCGTTATCAAACCCAAAGGTATGCCGCGCCGTGGCGAGAAACAAAAGATATCAACAACTGCTGGTTCGTATTATTTGCCATACGCAGATGCTGATAGCATTGCTAATAGTATAGATCAATACATGGGTCTTGATTTCTATCAAGGCTCTTACCCCCAACCTGATGAGATTAGATACTTTCAAGGAGCATCACCAATATTAGAAGAGTTGGAGTTATTGGATGGATATTTTGGTTTAGATAATACGGCAACCACCATCAATCATGAACTTTTTCATAGAGGCCAAAATTTGCCTTTTTTGGAAGATATGCTTAAAGATATAAATGCAAAAATGAATCTCGCTGACCGCAACTCTTTTGAGGGTGGTCTTGAGTACAACAAACTAGAAGACGAAGAATTTAGGCTCAACGATCTTATTAATTTGGCTAGAGGCCACTACTACTTGGATGCTTTGGATGAAAGGCGACCAGAACTTGACCGAAGACGTTTAATGGAGCTTGAGACTCTACAGGATGACATTAAAAATTATTTAACACCAGAGAAGCAAGAAGAATTAGGTGTTAGACTCCCCACTCCTGCAGCAAAGCCAAGAACTCCAGGGTTGATGGAAAGGCTTGAGGATTACGCAAAGGACATTTTTTAAAAGGAAAAGCAAATGCCTTACCTTCAAAGCAACATCCCACACTTTAAGTGTTGGATAAGAAGGGAATACACAACCAATCACGAGCGATACCATGGAGAGTTTCTACACGCCATGGTCATTGCTGTCACTACAATGCCTACCAGGTGTCTGAGTTTTCAGGTTATCTTCACTGGGTGTGAATCGGATGACGATGAGAACGAACCAAATATCCACGGCGGTGCAATGTGGGCGAGAATGCCTATCACCGCTCTTGTTGGCGACACGCCGTTTGAGGAATGGCCAGAGCCTATGGCGGTACATGATGCCCAGCCTTGGGATTGTTCTTCTCGCACTCACTCCGTTTATGTTCTAGATCGAGCAACGCCATGTCCATGGCTGGCGAAGATTGATGGTAATTTTTACCCCGCCAAGTATATGTTCACGGTAGATTATACTGACAATGAGATAGCAGATGATCCTGCACAGCACAAGCAGTCGCATGTGATGGAGTTACTTGATGCTGGCGAGTGGACTGGAAATATAGTAGCGTTGCCAAATAACAGGGTAAGGGTTACACATCCAGCTTGGTTTGAGACAGGAGAGGGCGCACCTGACTTTAAGCCATCTCAGCATGTTCATTACAGCAAGTCTGATTTAGATTACACTTTGGATGTTAATCGCATATTTAATAATCTGTACGCAGAAGAGTAAGTTATGGCAATTGAACGTGGCGTAGATGACATAGACATCGATGAGTTGGATATTGAAGACAACTCAAAAGAAATCCTTATATCAGATGAGTCTGAAGATGATTTAATCCCATCACTGTTTGACGGCATAGAGGATGGCGATGAGTCAATTCTAGAAGACGGCACTATGGTCTTTGGCGAAGGCGATCTTGGTGAAGATATGCCGCTTCCATTTACTGCAAACCTTGCTGATGAACTTGATAAGCAGGAGCTTGGAGAAATCTACAGCGACTGTATGAGCGCAATTGAGGACGATAAGTCTTCTCGTAAAGAGTGGATGGACCAGTACACTGAGGGATTGAAGTTCCTTGGCATGAAGTTTGAGAACCGTACTGAGCCATTTGATGGCGCTTCTGGTGTTGTACACCCCCTTCTTGCTGAGTCTGTCACACAGTTCCAAGCCCAAGCTTACAAAGAGATGTTACCGTCTGGCGGTCCCGTTAAGACCATGGTTATTGGTATGGGTACGCCGCAGACTGATCTACAGGCTGCTCGTGTGCAAGAGTACATGAACTACATGATCACTCAGGAGATGAAGGAATACGATCCTGAGACTGACCAGATGCTTTTCTATTTACCCTTGTCTGGTAGTGCGTTCCGCAAAGTACACTTTGACCCTGCGCTAGGCCGTCCTGTCTCGCGCTTTATCCCATCTGAGAAGTTGATTGTGCCTTATGGTACAACCAGTTTAGACAGCGCAGTTCGTATCACGCATGTAATTGACATGTCGATGAACGATGTACGCAAGCTTCAAGAGTCTGGCTTTTACAGAAAGACTAATAAGGGCATGAGCGATGACAGTGGCTCATATGGTTCTTCAGATGAAGTAGAGGAAGAGATTGATGAGTTACAGGGCGTTAAGCCTTCTGGCAGTTCAAGCGACTACGAGTGTGAGTTGTTTGAAATGCACGTTGAGATGGACATCGCAGGTTATGAAGACCTGAATGCTCAAGGTGAAGAGACAGGCATTAAGCTTCCTTACATCGTCACTCTTTCGCCTAAGCACTCTACGATTCTTTCTATTCGTAGGAATTATGCACAAGCCGATATGATGCGTAAGCGCATCGATTACTTTGTGCATTACAAGTTTTTACCAGGTGTAGGTTTCTACGGCTTTGGTTTGACCCATATGATTGGTGGGTTGTCACAAGCTTCTACTTCTATTCTGCGTCAGTTAATCGATGCAGGCACGCTGGCTAACTTACCTGCAGGATTTAAGGCCAGAGGCATACGGATTCGTGATAACGATGTACCGTTACAGCCTGGTGAGTTTAGAGACATGGATGCACCTGGCGGGTCACTGCGTGATGCGTTGATGCCATTGCCGTTCAAAGAGCCAAGCCAGACGCTACTACAGCTACTGGGTATGTTGGTTGAGGCTGGTCGCAGGTTTGCTTCTGTTGGTGATATGCAGGTTGGTGATGGTAACCAACAAGCGCCGGTAGGCACCACGATTGCTCTTCTTGAGAAGGGTAGCCGTGTTATGAGTTCTATTCACAAGCGCATGCACTACAGCCAGCGAATTGAGTTTAACTTGTTGGCGCAGGTCATCAAAAACTCTCCTGTCAAAGCCTACCCATACATGATTGCCAGTGGGCAACAACAGTTGATGGCACAGGACTTTGATGATCGTATTGATATCATTCCTGTATCTGATCCCAATATCTTCTCTATGAGCCAGCGCGTCATGCTTGCCCAAGAGATGATGCAGATGGTTCAGACAAACCCGCAAATACACGGCCCACAGGGTATGTATGAGGCGTATCGCCGTATGTATGAGGCTATGGGTGTACAGCAAATTGAACAGCTTTTACCACCTCCTCCGCAGCCACAACCTGTATCTGCAGCTATGGAGAACTCTGGTTTCTTGCAGGGACAGCCTGCACAGGCGTTTGCCGATCAAGATCATGATGCACACATTAAGTCTCACTTGTTATTGCTTAAGTCGCCCATTGTTGCCATGGCTCCTCCTGGTCAGCAGCAAGCTTTAGCTATGATTCAAGCTCACATCTACCAGCACATTGACTTCAAGGCGCGTGAGATGGCACAGCAAGATCCTGAAGTAATGCAGATGCAGCAACAGATTCAGCAGATTCAGCAACAGGCCCAGATTGACCCAATGATGCAGCAGCAAGTTCAAATGCAGGTACAGCAGATGCAGCAGCAGATGCAGGCGATTATGGAAGATAAGGTTGCTCAAACTACGGTTGAGTTGCTTAATGAGCTTGAAGAAGAATTGCAAATTGGTCAGGAAGAAGATCCTTTAGTTGATCTTCGTAGAGAAGAGCTTGGCTTGAAGGACAAGGACATTGACCGCAAGGCTCAAGAGGCCCAGCAGCGTATCAAGCTAGAGGGCGATAGGATTGATAATAATGTTGATTTGGGCCAAGATCGCTTGGCTCTGCAAGAGCAGACTGCCAATATGAAGGATGATGTTGCCAGAGAGCGTATTGATTTACAGCGTTCTGCACAGATGGCAAAGACGGCAGAAAATATGGCCAAAAACTTCTTTGGCAATTAGGAGAAACACTTATGAGTTCAGTAAGACAAAAGATGGCTGCGGTACAGAAAGCGCAGAACAAACAGTTTGAAGCAGACAAGCGTGGGTTCCTACCCCTTCAAGAGCCTACAGCAACGCTTAAGCCTTTGGTTGAAGAGGTTGAAGAGGTTGCGCCAGAGGTTGAAGAAACCACCCCAGCCCCTGAAAAGCCAAAAACTACAAAAACTGCAAAAACTACAAAAACTGCAAAAACTAAAAAACCAGCACCTAAAGGTAAGAAGTCATGATTAAGCGACAAACAAGTTTTCCACAGCCTAAAGTAACCGACAGCCAAGTATCTTATAAAGATCAAGGCACTGTTAAGTACGCTAAGGCTGAGACTATTGCTACTCCAGGCAAGCCTGCTCCTTATGGTGCTGGTGAAATGCGTGGCACTGGCGCAGCACTGCGCGGCAAGAAGTTCTCAGGCATCAGTTAGGCGCGTATCAAGGATTAGTTATGGAAATTAATTTAGGTGACTTAGGCATATCCCCAGAAATGCTGCGTAAATTTCAAGAGAATTACGGAAAAGGAATAGCTGCGCCAAAGAAAGTAAAGAAGACAAAAAAGGCTGCGCCGAAAAAACCTGCTGGCAGAAGACGGGGTCAGCCTGTTGGTGGTAGGGGTATTGATGTTAAAGCGCCTAAGCCTGTAGCGGCTATAAAACCTCCCAAGCCTAAGCCTGGTCGCAGAAGAACTAGGGTGGAGATAGAAGCGCCCGAAACTGTTCGCTTTGGTCGCAAGGGAACAAAAAGCGCCCGTCCTGTAGGCAAAGCGCCTGTAGCACCCAAAGCACCTGTAGTTGCTAAAAAAACTGTAGCGCCCAAGGCACCTAAGCTTCCTACGTCTGGCGGCAGTGGTGGAATTGTGGCTTCTCAAGAATCCCGTGACTGGACGGCAGCTATTGAAGCAAGCGATTTATATCCTGAAATACAATCCGCCAACCAAGCCTTGAACAAATATGTAAAAGAAAAACATGGTAACAGTCAAAACTCCGCACAGTCTGATCCAGCCTATCAAAAGATGGTAAAAGACTTGTTTGCGCTTCAAGATCAAGCGGCAGGCGGTGGCAGCATGCCTAGAACAGGACAGCCTGGAGGCCCACAACCTGGAACAGGCACGGTTCCAGATGATTATGATTATGGCAGTGGTGGCGGATCTTTCGAGTCGGCTTATATCGATTGGATGGAGTCTGAGCCGAAAGCGCCACCAGTACGAAGAGGAATGTCATCAGCCTCTAAATCATATAAAGAACAGAAAAAACAATACGCAACAGATCTTGAAGCATGGAAAGCAAGTAAGCCAGCAAGGGCAACGTACAGCGCACCTGCGCCAACTGCGCCAACTGCACCTGCGCCAACTACTGCCCCAATAGCGCCTCCGCAACCCCCTATGCCAGACAAGTTTGAGGGAAGGTATGTTCCACAAGCATCAATACTTGGTACGCCAGACATGTCGATATCAAGTAACATCGTTGGTCAGTCATATGACCCAAGCTTTGCTGAAAGTTTTAAACAACCACCACAACCACCTGGCAGTACTTTTGGTGGGTATGGGGGGCAAGCGCCTATGCAGGCATTGAATCCATACGCAGGTATGGCTCAAAACAATCCGCAGCCTACTGACTTCTTCCCAACATACATCCCAAGACCTGCGCCTGTTTATGAGCCGCTTCCAGATCAAGGCAATACTCAATCAGACGCTCAACCTGTAATGGATCAACAAAGCCAAAAACCTTTGCTTAGTCAGAATCCAGGTAGCAGCAGGTACGGTGCCGATGGGATTAGGACGTATAGAAGATAAATGGATTCAATATCTTTAGCGGCATACATATACAAAAAGCTTAATCAATTTGAGGAAGCTCACGTTGACTACATAACATCTGGCCATGTTAAGGACATGGAGGACTACAAGTTTGCAATGGGTGAATTATCGATGCTTCGCACCCTGCGTGATGAACTAAAAGAAGCGTTGCAGATTGAAGGAGATTCCCTCGATGAGTGATCTATTATTAGATACCGTCGCAAAACCGTCCGTATTGGGCGCATATGTGAGTGAAGAAGAGAAGGTATTAGACCCTTCTGTGCTAGACAAGTCCTTGGTTGAAAGAATGCCAAACCCTTCTGGGTATCGTTTATTGGTCCTCCCTTACAAAGGTAAAGGTACGACTGATGGTGGTATTCAATTAATCCAATCTACGTTAGATAAAGAAAATCTAGCTACATCTGTTTGTTATGTAATGAAAATGGGGCCATTGGCTTACAAAGATTACGACAAGTTTGGTGATGAGCCTTGGTGTAAAAAAGGCGATTGGGTTCTTATTGGTCGTTATGCAGGCTCAAGATTCTCTTTAGAAGATGATCATGAAGTCCGCATCATTAACGACGATGAAGTTATTGGAACTATTCTTAATCCAGATGACATTAAGTCTGCATAGGTGAAATATGAGCGAAGAAACATTAACAGAGGCATTGTCTAAGCTAGACGATGATAGCTCTGTAAGTAAGGCTGCAGTGCCTTCAGGCCGCAGAGTTGAGGAAGAACTTCAAGAGGGAGACGCAATAATTGAGTTTTCTGAAGAGGAAGCGGAGGAGATTGCTCCTGTAACAGAAGATTCTGTTAAAGAAGAGTTTGATGCCCCGTATGAAAACCCTGAAGAAGAACTTTCAGAAGCTGAAGTAAAGGCAAAAACTGCACAAAGCAGAATTAACCAAGCGGTTAAACAAGCTAAAGAATATCAACGCAGGGAACTACAAGCCTTGCAGTTTGCAAAAGAGTTGCGGGATCAGAACCAACAACTGTCTGATCAATTGCAAAGCACTCAAGCGTCTGGCGCTGAACAAAACCTTAAGATTCAAGAAAGCTACGGTAATGAGTTTGCTACCCGCGTAGACACTCAAGCTGAATCTGCTAAAAGAAATCTTAAGTCTGCGTATGAATCAGGCGACCCTGAAGCTATGGCTGACGCACAGCAACTTCTCGCAAGAGCAGAAGCGGATAGAAGTGCTTTAGCAAAGTATCAGCAGGAACTTGAAGAGTACAAGGTGCAGTATTCAGATTGGCAAGATCAGCAGCGTCACGCTCAAGAGCAAGCGCAGCAATATGTTGAGCCTGAATACCAGCAACAGTATCAAGAGCCTCAATACCAAGAACCTTCAAACAAGTCTCAGGATTGGGCTACGAAGAATGAATGGTTCGGTAAAGATAAAGTAATGACCAATGTAGCATTTGCTATTCATCAAGATCTTGTTGATCAAGGTGTTGACTTAGAGTCGGATGAATACTACGCTCAAATTGATTCTCGTATGAGATCTGAGTTACCTCAGAAATTTAACGAGCAAAATTTCGCGGGAGGCAATCAACAAACCGTCCAAACGGTTGTCTCTGGATCGCGCACGACTGGAAGTGGACGCAATCAAAACTCTCGTAGAGTTGCACTGAACCCAAGTGAACAAGCATTAGCAAGGAAACTTGGAGTTCCGTACAAAGAATACGCAAAACAGAAAATGAGGTTACAACGATCATGAGTGACGAGCAAAAGGCAGGCTCTAATAGAGCACCCAGAGGTAGCGGCGGAAGAACAGCTACTGAAGCTAGAAAGCCATGGCGTAGACCTCAAGCATTGGAAACACCAGAACCGCCTCCAGGCATGAAGTATCGTTGGGTGAGAACCCACATGCGCGGTGAAGCAGATAAGACCAATGTCCACATGAGACTTCGTGAGGGGTACGAACCTGTACATCCTAGCGAGATCGAAGGCTACGATCTCCCCGTCTTAGACGAAGGAAGTCATGCTGGTACTGTGGGTGTAGGTGGTCTGATGCTTACCAAGATACCTGAAGAAACGGTGAACGAAAGAAATGCTCACTTTGAGCAGCAAACTAATCAACAGATGAATGCTGTTGACAATGATTTGATGCGCGATGAGCACCCTGCAATGCCAATCTCTAACGAGAGAAAGACGCAGGTTTCATTTGGTCGAGGCAGAAAGTAGCCTCGTTTTGATTGTGTTTATTAATTAGGAGATTCCAAAATGGCAAATCAAGATGCCGCATTTGGCATGCGTCCAGCACGAATGATAGGGGGAGCACCCTACACTGGCGGACAAAGCCGATATAGAATCGCCGCTAACTATGGCACTGCTATATTCCAAGGGGATATGGTCATGCAAGTTACTGGTGGTACAGTAGAAGTTCACGCTGACGCAGGCACTGTGCCTATCGTTGGTGTATTTAACGGTTGCACCTATACCGATCCAACAACCAAGAAGACTGTATTCAGTAACTTCTATCCAGCAAGCACCAATGCTTCTGACTTAATTGCGTTCATCATTGATGATCCAATGGTTGTGTTTGAAATCCAAGCTACTATTGCGTTCCCGATTGCAGACTTGTTCGGCAACTTCGATATCGTTTATACGACAGCAGGAAGCACGGTAACTGGTATTTCTGGTGCTGAGTTACAGGTAACAGATGGCGGCACTGCCACTTCACTTGCTCTTAAGGCAATTGACATATCTGAAGATCCTGAAAACTCAGATGTAAGCGCAGCACATACCAATGTGTTGGTAACTATTCAAAACCACTTGTTCGGCGTTAAAGGCGCTGGTCTAGCTTAAGGGAGTTAATTCATGGCTATTTCAAGAGCACAATTAGCCAAAGAGCTAGAGCCTGGCCTCAATGCTTTATTTGGTATGGAATATGCGCGTTATGAAAACGAGCACGCTGAGATCTTTGAAACTGAATCTTCTGACCGAGCGTTTGAAGAAGAGGTTCTGATCGTAGGCTTTGGTAATGCACGGGACAAGTCTGAAGGTCAAGGTGTCGGTTACGACTCTGCGTCTGAAGGTTTCACCGCTCGTTACACACACGAAACTGTTGCACTGGCTTTCGCTTTGACGGAAGAAGCAGTAGAAGATAATTTGTATGACCGCCTTGGCGCACGTTATACAAAGGCTCTTGCACGCAGCATGGCACACACCAAGCAAGTTAAAGCTGCTAACGTCTTGAACAATGCGTTCAATTCTAGCTTTGCTGGCGGTGACGGTGTTGAGTTGATTGATGATGCACACCCCTTAGCTGGTGGTGGTACATTCTCAAATCGTCCTTCAGCGTACTCAGATTTGAACGAAACATCTCTAGAAGATGCTTTGATCAACATCTCTACGTTTGTTGATGATCGAAACATGATCTTGGCTCTGCAAGGAACCAAGCTTATTGTTCCACCTCAACTTCAGTTTGTTGCTGATCGTCTATTGGAAACACCAGGGCGTGTAGCTACAGCAGACAACGACATCAATGCTATTAGGAACATGGGACTGTTGCCACAAGGCTACGCAGTAAACCATTTCTTAACAGACACTGATGCTTGGTTTGTCTTGACTGACTGCCCAGATGGTCTAAAGCACTTTGAACGTAGCCCGATTTCAACTTCTATGGAAGGTGACTTCGACACAGGCAACGTGCGATACAAGGCTCGTGAACGCTACAGCTTCGGCTTTAGTAACCCACGCGCAGTGTTCGGATCGCAAGGTGCGTAATTGTTTCATGTGAAACAATAAAGGAAGGGGCATTTGTTGCCCCTTTTCTTTATGTGTGATATAAAAAGTTATTCCTGACAGGCGCATACCGTGCCTGACACTAGCCACGACAGGAGATCCTCATGGCGAATACAACCTTCAATGGTGCAGTCCGTTCCGAGAACGGTTTTAAAGTTATTTCTAAAAGCTCAACAACTGGTGCAGTTACTGACGTAGTCGATATTGCTTCTACTGGTATCGTAACCGCTAAGTATCTTAAGCACGTTGGGTACGCGACTGGTGTTACTGTAAACAGTACTGCTGGCGATAGCCCGACTATAGGTGAGTTTACTCAGCCTGCTAACACAATTATCACTGACATCAAGATTTTTTGTGATACCGCTCCTGTTATTGGAACAGGCGACATTGGTTATGAAGTTGGTACTTCTAGCTCTGGCGCACAAATCGTAGCGGCGGTGACTGATGAGATTCTTGATGGCGGCACCACTGTTGTTGTACACAATGTGACTTTGACTACTTTGGTTGTTCAGACTCAAAGCGGTACTACGGCTCCTGCTTCTGTTCAATACACAGACACTGCAAGAACTATCTTCTGCAACATCACTAATACAGTTGATGCTACAACAGCGGGATCGTTTACGTTCATCATTGAATACGTTCAGATAGCGTAATAGGGGATTGTTATGGCTGACGCAGTTACCTCTCAAACCATCCAAGATGGTGAACGAAAAGCTGTTTTAAAGTTTACAAACATTAGTGATGGCAGCGGCGAAGCCGCAGTCAAGAAAATTGATGTAAGCGCCCTTTCAGCTAACAGTGCTGGCGCAGCTTGCACTGAAGTCGCCGTAGCAAAAATTTGGTGGCAGTGTGTTGGCATGGGTGTTGAGCTTTTAAATGATGCTTCAACAGACACACTGATCATTGGTTTGTCGCCTGACTCAAACGGCTTTCATGATTACTCAGACTTCTCAGGCATTCCAAACGATGCTGGAGATGGAAAAACTGGCGATGTCATGTTCACAACGATTGGCGCAAGTAATACCGATACTTATACTGTCATTGTTGAAGTTCTAAAGAGTTATTAATGGCTACTTCAGGAAGTAGGGACTTTGAGCCAGATGTCGCGGAATACATTGAGGAAGCATTTGAAAGATGCGGTCTTGAATTCCGCACAGGCTACGATGGTGTAACAGCTAGGCGTTCGCTCAACCTGCTTTTTGCTGACTGGGCAAACAGAGGGCTAAACCAGTGGACGGTAACCAATACAGCAACAACCCTTACTCAGGGTGCTGAGTTTATTGAGTTATCTGGCAGCACCATTGATGTTCTTGATGTTGTCATTAGGCGAACTGATGGCACAACAACCACTGACATAAGCATGGATCAAATTGGTAGATCTGAGTATTGGAACCTTCCAAATAAATCTACCCAGTCTAGACCAACACAGTTCTTTTTAGACAAGCAAATAACACCCAAGCTTTACATTTGGCCTGCATCTGAAAATGCTACTGACCAGTTGATTATTAATCGACTTGTTCGCATAGAAGATGCTGACGCAAGCGTTAATACCGTAGGCGTGCCATTTAGATTCTACCCATGTCTAGCTGCTGGATTGGCGTATTACATTGCGCTTAAGAAAGCCCCAGACCGCGTACAGATGCTTAAGGGCTTGTATGACGAAGAGTTTGCCAGGGCTGCAGACCAAGATCAAAGTAGGGCTTCATTAACAATCTCACCTGGTCTTAGGTCTAGGATAGCGTAATGTCTTTTGCGTCTGGCAAATACGCTCTTGCCATCTGCGACAGGTGTGGCTTTGAGTACAAATACACTAGCTTAAAAAAAGAGTGGACTGGCTTTAGAGTTTGCAACGAGTGCTTTGAAGTAAAACATCCACAGCTTGAGCCTGTTAATCATATTGCTGATGCTGAAGCTTTGCAGCACCCAAGACCGGCAGTAAATTCGGCAGATGTTGCTGGTGCCGGTGTGGTTAGGACCATAGATGCAAACAAAGTCATGTCGGTAACTGATGACGTTATTGGTACAGAGTTTAGTCAGGATGCTTCTACAGGCGAAATTGGTACGGTAACGGTGGTTATAACATGAGTTTTACATTAGCGACATTGAAGTCAGCGGTACAAGATTACTGCGAAACTGCAGAAACTACCTTTGTATCTGACCTAGATATATTTATAAAAGAAGCTGAAGAGCGGATCTTAAAGAATGTAGAACTGCCTGTGTTTAGAAAAAACGTCACGGGTACTGCAACCACAAGCAACCCATACGTTTCTACGCCATCTGACTTCTTGGCTCCTTATAGCTTTGCTGTAATCTCAAGCAGCATATATTCGTACCCACTTCTTAAGCACGTTTCTTTTATAAGAGACTACACGCCAAACGCATCTACTACAGGCTTGCCAAAGTATTATGCATTGTTTGATGACACCACATTCTTGGTAGCGCCTACCCCTGACGCTGATTACACCATAGAATTACACTACAAGTTTAGGCCAGCATCACTAACCACAACTTCAGGGTCCGAAACCACTTGGCTTTCTGACAATGCACCAGATGCGCTTTTGTACGGTACACTTGTAGAAGCGGCAACCTTTCTAAAGGTTCCAGAAGAGATTGGCCAGTACGAGCAAAGATTTATTGCGGCTACCGCTGCGCTTAAGAAGCTTGGCGAAGGTTATGGCGCTCGTGATGAATTTAGATACGATATTTCTAGGGGATAACATTGGCATTTTTTGAAGCTCCAAAACTTGAGATTGGTAATGTATTAGTAACGACTACAACCAATAAAGGGCATGACCCTGAGTTTTGGGCGCAAACAATAGCTGACAGAGTTGTAAGCGTTGGCGGTAATTGTCATCCTGCTATTGCTCAACAAGCAGAAGAGTTTAAAGAGGCGGTTAAGGCTACGGCTTTACACTATATTAAAGAAGCAATTAAGAGCGATAGGACTACACTTACCGCTGAATTTGAACGTCAAGGTCATAAAGACATGGCTGATATAATTAGGAGGCTATAATGGCTATTAGCACTGCAATGTGTACTTCGTTTAAGGTTGAGATTTTAAAAGGTGTTCATAATTTCACCGCTGCGGGAGATCAGTATAAACTTGCGCTTTACACAAGCTCCGCAACATTGGGCGCAGCTACAACTGCTTACACAAGCTCTAATGAAGCCAGTGGTACAAACTACACTGCAAAGGGTGCGTTCTTAACGTCTATAACTCCAGTGGCTAGTGGTACAACTGCTCTTGCTGACTTTGCCGACCTTACATTTTCAAATGTAACAATCACTGCAAATGGGGCGTTAATTTACGGTGAAGCTTTATCTGGCGATCCTAGCGTATGCTCGTTGGCTTTTGGTGGAGATAAGACTTCTACCGCTGGTGACTTTACTATCCAGTTTCCTACCGCTGACGCATCCAACGCGATTATTCGCATCGCATAGGGCATAACGTGTGGCAGCTATTAGCGGATGGGGCAGAGGTACTTGGGGCGAAGCTGGATGGGGTGAAACAATCCCAGTCACTGTCACGGGTGTCGCAGGCACTTCGGCTATCGGGTCTGTCACAGTTTCGGCAGCGGCTGATGTTACCCCTACAGGCGTTGTCGGTACGGGCGCGGTCACTACAGTCACGGTTGATGCCGAAGCAAATGTTGCCGTCACGGGAGTTGTTGGCACGGGCGCGGTCACTACCGTCACTGTGGATGCTGCGGCTAATGTTTCGGTTACAGGCGTTGCGGGGACAGGTGCAATTGGCACAGTCATTCCCGTATCAAACAACACTCTGGCTGTCACAGGGGTACAAGGAGTCGGTGGAGTCGGTACGGTATCGACTACAGCCGATGCGAACGTTGACGTTATTGGCGTTAGTGGTACTGGCGCAAGTGGTCCGTCAAATGTATGGGGTCTTATCATCCCTGGTCAAACAACAACTTGGTCGGCTGTCTCAGACAGTCAAACGCCAAACTGGTCGGCTGTTTCAGACAGTCAGACTCCTAATTGGGAAGAGGTAGCATAAAATGGCAACTTACGTTAATGATTTACGCTTAAAAGAGATTGCCACTGGCGATGAAGCGGGTACTTGGGGAACGAGTACAAACACAAACCTAGAGCTTATTGCAGAGGCAATGGGTGTCGGTGCAGAAGCTGTAGCTGACGCTAGTACGCATACCATCACAATGGCAGACGGCGCGACTGACCAGTTTAGAAGCACCTTCTTACGCCTAACAGGTGGTGGTCAGGCTTGTACGGTAACACTGGCCCCCAATACGCTATCTCATACATGGATCATGCGTAACGAAACTGCTGCCGCTTTAACGCTTACACAAGGCTCTGGCGCAAACGTGGTTATTGCTGCTGGTCAAACTAAGATTGTAGCTACCGATGGTGCAGGATCAGGCGCAGTTGTCTATGAGATGGACGATCTTGAGTTAGCGGGTAATCTTATTGTTGCAGGAACTGTTGCAGCAGACATGACCTTTGCAGACGGTGCAGACATCATCACCGCGTCAGCAGGAACGTCTAACACCCGTATAGGTGTCAACGCAGGTAACAGCATTGAGTCTGGCGGCAACTACAACGTGGTCGTGGGCGATGAAGCAGGTACGGCTTTGACTACGGGTGATTCAAATACATTTGTAGGTTATGCCGCAGGAGATGCTACTACAACAGCGGGTAATAACACAGCAGTTGGTGGCTCGGCTTTAACAACAAACACCACGGGTGTTGATAACAACGCTTTTGGACAAGGAGCTTTGACTGCAAATACAACAGGTACAAATAATGTTGCTATGGGACGCTTGGCGGGAACTACAAACACAACTGGAGCTAATAATGTTGCGGTGGGACATGTAGCATTACGAATGAACACTACAGGTGCTTCAAACGTAGCTATAGGTTCTCTAGCTTTAGACGCAAACACCACCGCAGATAATAACACAGCAGTTGGTTACGCTGCTGGAACCGCAGTCACCACGGGAGAGCAGAACACTCTCCTCGGTGCTCTTGCAGGTGATGCCCTAACTGACGCAGATAAAAATATTGCTATTGGCTACAACGCACTAACGGCAGATACTTTGGGGTCAAGAAGTGTTGCTATTGGCGTAAGCGCTTTAGGAGCGCAAAACTTTACTACGGCAACCTCCACTTACAATGTTGGTGTTGGGCATAACGCAGGTGCTCTAATCACCACGGGAGTCCATAACACCTTGATTGGAGCCACTGCTGGTGATGCTCTTACTGCTGGGGGAAGCAATACCGTTTTAGGTAGGGATGCGCTTAGTGCAGACACTCTTGGAAGCAGAGCCGTTGCTATTGGTGAAGCAGCTTTACAATCACAAAACTTCACTACTGCGACTGAACACTACAATGTAGCTGTTGGCTACGCAGCAGGTGCGTCAGTCACCACGGGAACACTTAACACCTTAATTGGCGGTCTTGCAGGCGATGCTCTGACTGATGCAGACCGAAACACGGCTTTAGGGCGTTCAGCACTAACTACAGACACTCTTGGTTCAAGGTCAGTTGCGGTAGGCTATGGTGTTTTACAGGATCAAAATTTCACTACGGCTACGAATTCTTACAACACCGCTGTGGGATACGATGCAGGTGCGTCAGTCACCACGGGAACACTTAACACGTTCATTGGTGGTTTGGCAGGTGATGCTTTTACAGATGCTGATGCTAACATAGCAGTAGGTCATCAGAGTTTAACTTCAGATACTTTGGGTAGTCACTCAATTGGTATAGGATTTCAAGCATTAACAACTCAAAACTTTACTACGGCTACAAATGTTTACAACACCGCAGTTGGCTCTTTTGCAGGGAGGCTAATCACTACGGGCGTAGAAAATACTATTATTGGTGGCCTTGCAGGTGATGCTCTTACGGATGCTGATTACAATGTTGCTATGGGCAGTTCAGCATTGAGTTCAGATACTAAAGGGGGCAGTTCAACTGCTATTGGTTATCAAGCCTTATTGACTCAAAACTTCACTACGACTACAGACGCTTACAACGTGGCGGTTGGACGTAATGCAGGTGTATCAGTCACCACGGGCGTTAACAACACCCTAATCGGTGGTAAAGCTGGTGGCTCTATTACATCTGGCGCTAATAATTTATGCCTTGGTAAAGACGCAGGTCTTACAGGAAGTCCCGGCGGCAACATTACTACGCACAGTAATAATGTAATTCTTGGTGATGAAAATATTGCTGCTATTTATGCTCAAGTACAGACTATTTCAGCATCTGACGAGCGGGATAAAACTGACTTCACAGACCTAGACCTTGGCCTAGACTTTGTAAAAGCCCTAGCACCTGTTACCTATAAGTGGGACAAGCGATCTAAGTACGGCGATAAGGCTGCTGATGATTATGATTTATTAGCTCAAACTCCAGACGGTACTCACAAAGAAGATTGGTTGGACATTGGTTTTAAAGCACAAGAAGTTATAGCTCTTGAAGAAGCTGCTGGATATAAAATTTCTGACAAGACAAACCTTGTATCAAATCTAACTGAGGACGGTAAACAGTACGGGTTACAGTATGAAAATTTTGTACCAATCCTTGTCAAAGCCATCCAAGAACAAAGCGCACTAATCACAGCACTAACAGACCGTATAACGGCACTAGAAGGATAAACCAATGACCAGAGAAGCAGATCAAATCGCACAAGACTACTCAGCAATGCTAGGTAGCGTAAACGTAATTGAAAGCGTTCTGGATGCAAACAATGAGTTTGGCAACGACTTGACCAACACTGAAAAGCAGGAACGTATTCTGCGTAGCTGTGGTTATCTTGAGCAGATGGTAGCCTTAGATGATTGGGGTTCTGAGGATATGTCTACAGTCAACGCAGCCATAAAAACTGCAAACGCATACGACCCTGCTGCCTAATGGATGAAGTCCAGTACCGTATGATGCCGTTACCGTCATTGTTTTTGATGGAAACGACTGTGCCTGACTATATGGTTACAAGCATCAATGACTACTTAGATGAGTTAATGCACCAGAATGACCGTATTTCTGCTGCACATACTCTGGTAGGCCAGATCGGTAATGGCGAACAGCTTGTAATGGATCACGAAGATGGTCGTTTAGCAGAGTTTTCCCAGTTCTTAACGAGCATGGGTGCCGAGTACGTCAGTGCGTTTATGGCTAACACGGGTCAGCAATTAGATGGTAACCGTAACGTAGAAATGGATGAGCTTTGGTCAGTGCATTCTTATGCTGGCGATTACAATCCGATCCACGATCACGGCACCAAAACCATTATGGGCGTTAGCTGTACAACGTGGACTAAGGTGCCAGAACAGATCCTAGCTCAACCTGCGGCGGGTAGTGAGTCATACAATTTATACAACGCCTCTGGCGCGTCTGACGGGTATCTTTGCTTTAACTACGGGCAAAGTGCCACATGGGACAAAGAACGCCTTAAACCTACGCAGAACGTGGTTATGAAGCCCGAAGTAGGTAAGTTATTATTCTTTCCGAGTTGGCTGCAACACATGGTCTATCCCTTTCAAGGTGAAGGTGAGCGCCGTACCGTAGCAGCTAACTTAAACTGCTGGCCCGTGCAGCAAGAGCAACCACACTAAGGATTAACATGAGCGAAGAAAACACAGTAACAATCAATGACGAGCAGTATGACTTTGAAGGTCTGGCTGTAGAGACTCAGGCAAACATAGCCCGTGTAAACGAGTTACGCCGTGAAGTAGCTTCGCTACAGATGCAGATTAGTGAGCGCCAAGCATTGCTTCAAATGTACATTGCCGCGATTACTGAGTCTGTTAAGCCCGTAGAAGAATCTGAAGAAGAGGCAAGCTAATGGAATTAATTGAAGTTATAACAACTCTGACTACATTGTCGGTAATAGCCAGTGCCATTTGTGCTGCTACACCTACACCCAAAGATGATGCCTTCTTTGCTAAATGGATATACCCCGTAGTTGAAGCACTAGCTTTAAATATCGGTAAGGCCAAGGAATAGTGACGGCACAGCGACCTACGGTAAAAGATGCTCTCGCTGAGATTGGCGCACACGAAAGAGAATGCGCGATCAGATATGAAAACATTGAAAAGCGTTTGGAGTCTGGGTCTAAGAGGTTCGACAGGATCGAACACTTAATTTACGGTATTTACATTCTTGTTCTAGGGTCGGTTTTAGTGCCGATATTGCTATCTATGAGGTAGAAAATGATTGCAGAAATCTCCGCGATTGTGGCTGGGGTCAACATGGCGACATCCGCAATCAAAAAAGCAGCAAGTACAGCGGATGATTTAAGCACCATAGGAACCTTTCTCAGCAAGCTGGGTGGGGCTGAAGTAGAACTGGCTAAGGCTCAGAACGCTGGCGGTTTGTCAGAAGCTGACGCGGTTAAGGCTGCGCTGGCGCGTAAGCAAATTGCAGAGACAATGCAGGAAGTTAAAGACCTGTTTGTTATGAGCGGCAATGGTCATTTGTATCAGCAGTGTATGCAGGAAATGGCTAATGCTCGAAAGGCAAAGCAAGAAGAGTTAGCTAGGGCTACGGCAAAGAATAAAAAGTTCTGGAAAGATATGCGCCAGATTGGGATGCTTGTCTTGCTGGTTCTTGTCTTAGTACCCGCTGCTGTAGGCGCATTATTGGCTTATTTAGATCGGAAGAGCACACGTCTGAACTCCAGTCACCTTGTAATCTCGTATGCCGTCTTCTGCTTGAAAAAAAAACATTAATCGTGACATTAT